ACTTCGCACCAACGCGACATATCCGTCCGACGGCTTGTTCTTCGACGGTGCCGGAGAACTGGGGGCAAAGAAGAGCAACTCGCGGATAACTTCCGTCGAGGTCATGGAGGTCGATGGATTGTCCTCCGGCTGCGATCTGGACGATGACCGCCCGGAGGTCGTTCTTTTGAAAGAAATCTTGGGTCTTTTTTCTTTCAGTTTGGGGGACGCGGCCGTCGATGACTTTTGCTTCAGGGAACGCTTTGTGTGCGGTGTCGATGCTTTCATGGAAATTCAAAAAGAGGACGACCGAGCCGCCGGACTCGACGATCTCCTTGGCGCGTTCGACGATGTAGGGGACTTTGACCAGTTCGATCGACTGTCTTTGCCGCAAGTTTTTGACCCCGCCAGGATCATCCGGATCGGCCATCTCCTCGTAGAGTTCTTTGATCGTCGCCTTGTCCTTGGCACTCAGCCACAGCGGATCGTCCTCGGTCATTAGCTCTGGCAACTGTTCCCGTAGGGTCTCCTCGGACACCCTATATCCGCGGTTCGCGAATACCGAATGGTGCAGACGCTCCATTGCGACCTTGTTGGCCGGCAGCTTGGGATTCCATTCAAGGCCACCCCAGCGTGATTCTTCAGCCCCCATCTCACGGACCCACTTCCAAAAGTATGCGGAGGTGAAGAGCCGTAGCTGCACCCCGAGGGCTTTCATGCGGAGAGGGGACTCGGCGGCGGTAGCTGAGAGCATGAGCGTCGGCCGTCCGTAAGCGGCTTCGAGCATCTTGCCGTTCTGCGAGTTGTAAGCCCCGAACATGTGGACTTCATCGAAAACGAAGAGTGTTCCGTCCGGCACTTGCCACTGGAAGTTCGGTGTCTTGCCGCGCCCAGGCACCTTCTTGAGCCACGGGGTATTTCCGGTTCGCAGCTTCTCGGGGTTTAGGACAAAGAGCGGCTCAATCCCGAAAGCGGCTAGGGTATCGGTCCATTTCGCGACCACGCTCTTTGGGCAGATCACCCCAGTTCGGAGGCCGTAGCGAGCGGCTACACTGGAGGCGATGATTGTCTTACCACCGCCGCAACCTGTCCCGTCGAGTGACGCCCCGACAGAGTCGAGGATCTTGAGGTGTCGGGCGACCGCTTCCTGCTGATACGGGAAAAGGTTGAACGATCTGGTATGCATATCGTCTAAAAATATGATGAAAATTATTAACTCACTAATCGTAGCTCTTCTGCTTTGTGGAAGTGCTTGGGCCGGAGATAGAACCTTTTACGTCGTCGACCTGAACGGCGGGGGGATCACGACTTATCAGCGACAAGGGGATGTGCTGTATCGGTCAGGCGGGGAGAGTTCACGTCGTTCCTGTAGTGAACAGTTCCCCCTTCGCAGCCGTCTTCTGGCTGAGTTGTGGGACTGATCGGATAGTCGGAGCGGCGGACTAGTTGCAGCCAATCAGCGGCGAGCATCGTGACCAACCACGGCTCGCCGTTTTTCTTGTGCGCGACGACGGGTTTCTTTTTGCCGCAGTCGTTGATCGCTTGCTTTACCGCGTTGAGGACGTTGAGGTTCTGAACCCCCTTAACTTCGAAGTGGAAGTCCGGTAACTCCGGGCAAACCACGTCGGCATCTCCCGCGGCACCGCAGTATTGCTGACCGCGGAATGCTTTGAGGAATCCGGCCTCGCGGAGTTGATCCCTCCACAGCCTTTCGACCCGTTTACCTTTCTGCCTGGAGTTCACGGCAACGCGCTTCCATTTCGTCCCTGTGCCCACAGCACGAGATCATCGTCGTTGTAGACGATCTTCTTGTCGCCCAGCCGGACGTAGGGGAGACCCTGTTTGCGCCAGTAGTTCAGGGAACCGTGGCTGAAAGGTTTCCCGAGAAGTTCACTCAGCCGGGCGACAGCTTCGCTGGCACCGTAGACCGCTTTACGCGGTTGCGCCGGTTCGGCTATTTCCAGCCGGACCCGACCTTCTCCTATCGGTGTCGCCGTAAATGAGGCGCACTCGATCGTCATGGTGGTCATGTGGAGTTATTATCTAGAGTCCGAAGAAGTTACGCAAAGCCTTGCGGATGACCGCGCTCATTGAGCGCCCCGAGCTTTCGGACTCCTTTTTGAGGCGGTCTTCAAGCTCGGGGTCGCTGGCGAATGAGCGGATTAACTTCGGGTTGCGAAGACTATTGATTTTCTCCGTCAAGGGTTCCTTTGAATTCATCGGGACTTCTACGATACAACGCGAGTCCATCCTCGACAAATAACTGAGCTAATCTCTCTGGGGGGAGGGAGCAACAGTGGGCGGCTTCGGTAAGCTCGCGTTCGGATTTTTCATTGATGCTAATGTGCATGGGCATGTCTATATATCTCCTACTTATGTAGTTACGGGTTTATGATGGCGTAGTGGAAATTAATTGGTGGAAGGAGGGGGAATTACCCCCCCCTGATTATTTCTTCCTGAGTTTCCCCAGGACTTTAGCAAGTGCGCGTTGGGTTTCTTCATCGACGACTTCGCCGGCTCGCTCAGTTCGGTCATCGGGGAGGGCTGCGTTGAACGACTCAGCTACTTTTCGCAGTTCTCCTCCGGTGTCGTGTTTGACCAGGTATTCGGCGGTGGCTTCACGGACGAGCGCCGAGAGGTTTGTGTCTCGTGCTGCGGCCATGATATCGAGCGCCTTGTAGGTGACGTTTTCCTCGATGTATGACACCCGCTTCATTCCGGGTCTTGGGTTTCCTTGGCTCATTGTGGTGTTTCCTTTCTGTGTTCTCTAACGAAAGCGATGGTCTACCAAGTTATTAAATGCGTCAATCCCTGTTTCTCCGCATATTCACGAACATATATCGGTTTGATATTAAACCACTCCTCGGCGCTTTTTTTGCTGACCAGCGCCACGTAGTTGTTCGAAAGCATCTTGATCGAGGTGCCTCCGTGGTAGGCGGTGTTGTTGGGGTTCTGGTAAGCTGCAAGGTGGTAGCTCAAGAACGAATGTCGGAGGATATTGTCCTCCCAAGTCAGCCCGACTTGCTTGAGTTTGGCCACGTCACGGGAAATCTCCGCCACTTTACGCTCCGACATGATCGGGCCGTAGTCAGGGAAGGTAGCCAGCTTGAGCCACTCGAACAGGCAGTCCGGCGCAAAAATGTGCCGCGGGAGTTTTTTCTTAGCGATGACCCGATCGATATGCGCGGCCTTTTCCTCGAAGTTGAAGTGCTCCTTGGTCATCTGCGTGCATTCGGCCCGTCGCGCTCCCCCGAACGCCATTGTTGCCACGTAGGCCAGTTCGTGCGGTTTCACTATGATCAAGAACCGCATCAACTGCTCCGGCGTGAAGACGGGGTAGTTGGCCTTCGGCACTGCCATCAGCGTGATCTGCTCCGCGATCGTCTGGTGGTCGTCGGCCAAGTAGCGCCGTTTCTTGGCGAAGTTCTCGATTGTCCGGTAGAAAGCGACCAGCTTGTGTTGGGTGTAAGGCGCGAAATGGGACTCCCGCAGCCGGCGCTCCAGGCTTTGCGGCGTGATCTGCGCCATCTTCTCCTTCGGGAACCACGCTTTCAGAGCCTTCACCTGGGAGTTCACTGTCTGCTCGTGATCCTTCGAGAGCTTCTTCACGGCGAGGTCGGCAACCAACTCGTCGCAGATCTCGGCAAAACTTTTGCCCTTCGAACTCAAGACATGGAACTTCCGGAAGAACTCACACGCCTTGTGAAGCTGGTAGGGGGCCACGCTTTTCTCGCACTCTAGCAGGTAGACGAGACGGGCCGCATCGACCTTGGTGTGTTCGCCCTCGGCACGGGAGAGGTGCCGGACTTTTTCCTTCGCTAGTTCAATCGCCTCGCTTTTGTCGGCGCGGGTGACCCGGAAGCGTTTGTCGCCCACATACCACGTCAGACGGTAGGTCGTGTAGCGTCCGGTGCGTATCGGGTTTATCTTAACGACCGAATCGCCAAGACGAACTTCCGTGCCTTTTTTCGAATCGAGAACCTTGAAATTGTCCATGCGGATTATGACCAAACTTGGGTAGAATCGTTCAAAATTCGACATAACCGCACATAAAAATAATGAAACAATTCGTCGTAAACCACTGTCCGACAGAGAAATGGACAACCTGAAAATATGCAGCGCGCACGGGATTCGAAGCGGTGTGCCAAAATGCGTAAATCTCTGATGGGTAGAGAGATGTCAGCTATCAAATTAGGTCTCGACCCAATTCGACCCAGCTTTTTAATTCCATGTCTTTGATTTTAGTGAAATCCGGCATTCAACCGCCAGCCGGATCGTTTCAACGCTACGGCGCGTGGTGGCCGCAGCACACCGCGGACTGGGCGATTGAGTTGTTTTGTTTCCGCGGACTGGGCACCGAGGAAATGGAGGTTCTTCCGAGGGAGCAGCACTTCAAAAACGCCGCCCAAATGTTCTTCCACAAAAAGACGGAGAACTTCATTTGGCACCCTTGGGCGGAAGACATGCTCTACGAATGCTGTCACCACAAGTTTGTCGCCTTTGCGGGCTGCGGCTCTTCGGGCAAGTCGGAGTTTATGGCGATCTGGGCTTTGCTCAACTGGCTGGCGGCTCCGTTTCATACGCTCTCGCTGGTGACGAGCACTTCGATCCGTGATGCGAAGAAGCGGGTGTGGGGAGCGGTGCAGCGGTATTGGCCCTGCATCAAACCCGTCGCTCCTGGCAAGCTGGCCGACACTCCGACTCCGGCGATCTATGTCATCCGGAATGGGGAGAGGATGGAACAGGCTGGGGTGTATCTGATTCCGGCTGAAGCTAAGAAGACTTCGGAGGTCACCGGCAAGATGCGAGGCATGAAGGCTCACCGCGTCATTGTCGCGGCGGATGAGTTGAGTGAGTTGGGTCATGCGTTCTTGGACACGGCACTCTCGAACCTCTCGAACAACCCCGAGCTCCGCATCTGTGCCGCGGCCAATCCAGTCTCTTACTACGATCCGTTTGGCCGCTTTGCCGAGCCGAAAGACGGGTGGGGAAGTATTTCGGTCAACGATGATCGCTGGGACACAAAGATCGGCGGCACCTGCCTACACTTCGACGCGCTGAAGAATCCGAACTACTTGGCCGGAGAGAACAAGTGGCCGATCCAGAAATGGGAAAAAATCGACGAGGCCCGCGAGCGGCTCGGGGAGGATAATCCGATCTTCTGGCGCGACTACCGGGGGTTTTGGCCTCCGCAGGCAGTTTCGAAAGCTATCTACTCGGAGGCAGAAATTGTCCGCTTCCAAGCCGATCAAAAGCCGGTATGGAAGGGCCGAGTCGAGCGCGTGGCCGGAATCGACCCTTCCTTTGTGAGCGGCGGGGACAGATGTGTGCTTTATCTCGGGAGTTTTGGCCAGAACAAAGATGGGGCGGACCAGGTATCATTTGATACTTTTCACTTCCTCGACGAGGAGGCGAGCAATCCGGAGCCGAGGACGTTTCAAATTGCACGGAAGATCCAGCAGATCGTCAACGAGGCGGGCGTTCCGTGGCGGAATGTCGGTGTCGACGTGACGGGCGGCGGTGTGCCGTTCTGCGATGCACTTGCCACGGTGTGTGGCTCGAACGAATTTCAACGTGTCCACTTCGGCGGAGCCCCGTCGAGCCGATCGCTCTCGGCTTACGATTCCACCCCTGCCGACGAAAAGTATGTCAACAAGGTCACCGAGCTTTGGTTCGGGGCCAAAGAGTTTTTGGCGAGCGGTCAGCTTCGCGGGATCGGTCCGGATCTCGCTCGGGAGATGACCAGCCGGAACTACGACACAAGGAAGTCCGGTTCGATGAAGGTCGTGGTGGAATCGAAGACCGACATGAAAGCCCGGATCGGTCGGTCGCCGGACGTGGCCGATGCCGCCTTTGTCATGCTCGATGTCGTCCGCGAGCGGTTCGGGATGCGTCCTCCGCAGGAGGGTGGCAGCGGGAAAAGGGGCGGGCAGACGAAATGGAAGCAGGCGATGATGGGCGGGAGGTTTGCCCCGCGACGGTCACCGAGTTTGTTGACCTCGGTTTAGTAGGATATAATAACCGCACATGCCGGCCTATTACCCAGAAGGTGACACCCCGCTTTTGACCGACAGCTTTGAGCGCCTCCTGCACAAAGCGGTGTCGCTTTTGAGTGAGCAGAACGGCGGCACCGATGCGCCCGATCCAACCGACTCGGAGGAGACCCTCATGTTCAAGCTGGTGAAAAACCTGAACACCCTGATAAATGCCTAGCTACTTTCCAGAAGGTAATACGCCACGCCCGACCGACAGCTTCGAGCGGCTCTTGCAAAAAGCCGCGTCGTTGGTCAGCGCCCGCAATGGCGGGGCCGATGCCCCGTCGCCCGACGACTCCCGCGAGCGCACCATGTATAAGTTCGTCAGGGGCTTGAGCGCGTCGATCAGCGAATCGAGCAACCTGGACCCCGACGCCCTGGCCTATGCCGTGGCCAGCGGTGCGGCTGATGTCGTCGCCATCGACGCTTTCGTCAAAGGGGTCAAATCCCTCGGACTATGGAACAATATGGTGTGCTGGCCGCTTCGCAGTCGCCAGAACGCCGGAACAGGGACCGTGGTGCATAGTCTTGGTGGGTTGGGGACGTTTAATGGGACGCTGGTCAATGGGCCTGCTTGGGGTGCGGATGGCATCGACATCAATGCGGCTATCTCGCCCACGCCGTCGATCAGCATCGACCCATCGCCGCTTTCCGATTTTGCCAACGGGCATTCGTGGTTTGTGGTGATGAAGCCTACTGGGCCAAATCCGGCAGGAGGCACATTTGACGACCAGTGGAGAGCTCTGCAAGCCGGAGTCGTCCTGCAAGCAGGAGCGACCGGAACAGGCGGCACAAGTGGGTGGATGGTTAACGCTAGAACGCAAACCGAGCGGAGGTATTCCCAATCAGCTATTTTAGGTTATGGATCAGTCCGCAACAACTTTGGCTTTGTAGCCACAAACTCATCAAGCGGGTCTACGAGCTACAAATATGCGTTGGAAAATTTGACACCAGTCTCACCGCCAACAGGGACAACTGTTTTCTACAGCGGAACCAATTTGAGTATTACCGCGGCTGGATCAACCTCACGCAACACCAGCGCCTTCGTCCTTGTCACCACGCCGCAATTCAATTTGAGCGCATCGCTACAGACGGCGCTGGAGACCCTCTACAAATCAACACTAGGCACCGGCCTCGGCCTCCCGTAATTATGCCAAACTACTTCCCAGAAAACGACACAGCCTTGCCGACGGATTCTTCGGAGCGTTCGATGGCGAAGGTTGTCTCGCAGTTACCGGCGGCTTTGGATGTCATCGGCTTGGAGCCGGAGACCGCAGTCTATGTGGCGCGTAGCGGAGCGACCGATGTCGCGGCGATCGACGCTTTTGTCAAAGGCGTCAAAGAGCTTGGGTTGTGGAATAGCATGGTGTGTTGGCCGTTGCGGAGGTCGCAGAATTCCGGAGGCGTGAATCCCAATAGTAATATCGTCTACTCCCTCGGCGGCCTCGGCACGTTCAACGGCACGCGGGTCAATGGGCCTGCTTGGACGGCGGATGGGATCGCCCATAGCCCAACCCAGTATATTGACATCCGCTTTGGCTCTAATCGCGGCCCGACAAGCGCAATAGTGGGCGCTGTCACAAAAAGCGCCAACAACCAAGGATCTGGATTTGCTTATTGCTCATCATTGAGCACTAACGCCTATACCGAAAACAGCCTGTCAATCTTGTCGTTTGGCACAAGTGGCAATAGCTGGTGCACAGAAGCATATGTAGCGTCTTCGCTCGTGGCTCGTGGCTCCGCAATCAACAACACGGATAATGTGTTCCGCTGGACCCAAGCGCAAAAAACTTCTTCAGACACTATTGTAAGAGTTAATGGCTCAACGCAAGCCGTAAGTCTTGCCGGTGGCTTGACTTACGACCGACTTATTTCGGCCGGTAGATGGGCTGCCAACAGTGTCCAGAACGGAGCGGCAGGACAGTTCTCTGTTTCTTACGAGGGCACGCACGCTTTCATGTTCGTGCTGGAAGGTTCAAGCGATTTTTACAACGCCTACTCCCTCTACAAAACCACCCTCGGCACCGGCCTCGGCCTCCCTTGATATGCCATTTGAGCAAACAGAACGCATCATCGCCGTGGCGGCAGACGCCGTGGGCACGTTGTTCCCTGCGCTTCTCACCCAATACGGTGAAGCCTTGCCCGATGCTGATCGGCAGATTCTCACGATCGGCGGGCACTGGGACGATGCTGACAAGACCCGCATCCGTGCGGCTTCGCTTACCGATGGCACGATTACCGGGCAACCGCTCACCGACGGGCGGGTCGCCTTTCGGTGTCTTTGGCAGGCGGACTTGGCCGCTGCGTTTGATGAGGATGGGATCGAGGGCGTCGAGCAACTGAGTGAAGAGCAACTGGCCGCATTGACGCCAGCACCGGAAGCTGAGTTGTAGTATCATAACTCCACATGTCGTATCGAGTCACGGTTGAAGAGCTTCGCAAAGGCGCACCGCCCTTGCGGATGATTTCGCTCACGGGCGCGGATTGGCTCCAAGCCATCGACGCGGTGACCGAAGTGCTCTCCCGCGAGGACGGCTACTTCAACCAAGAGGAAGACGACAACACGGCCACTGAGCCGGATGATGAATTACTTTCATAGCGGGGACTTAGGCGATGTCATCTATGCCCTGCCCGCGATCCGGGCTTTGGGTAAAGGCGATCTGTATCTGAACTCCCGTCCGTGGACGGCGAAGATGACGCCCGAGCGGGCCAACGTGCTTCGTCCGCTCCTCGAATCCCAGGACTACATCGGCAAGGTGATTCACGGGGATGCGCCGAAGTCCGAATACGTAGTCAACTTCTCCACGTTCCGGAACGGCGGGTTGATCTATGGGGTCAGCCTCATGGAACTGCAAAGCGATTGGGTCAATGCCAACGCGGAGCCGGAACCTTGGTTGAAGGTCGCGCCATCGGCCAAATCCCGTGGCCGCATCGTTTGTCATCGCAGCCCGCGATATCACAATCCGTATTTCCGCTGGGATGAGATCGGCGAGAAGTTCGGCACGCAGCTTCTTTTTGTCGGAATGCCGCATGAAGTCGAGGAACTACGACGAGTGACCAAGATCCATGCCGAATATGCCGTCACGCAGGATTACCTCGAACTCGCTCGGCTGATTGCGGGCGCGGATCTTTTCATCGGCAACCAATCATCCCCGATGGGCTTGGCGATCGGCCTCGGGGTGCCGTTTATCCAAGAGACATGCCTCTGGACGCCCGACTGCCTCTACCCGCGAAAGAATGGTTTCTATTCCTACAACGGAGGAATCCCGAGCCTGGATATCCCTGAGTTTATCCCCCCGCCGGATGTCGACCGCAATGTGATGCCTCCGGGCGGATGGCAAGTGATCTCCCTTCGCACGGGTGAGCGCGCCACCTTCAAGTCGCACCGCTTGGCGACCAAGCACCTCAAGGGTTACGACCGCTATCTCAACGACGAATCCGCCGCCCAAGAGGTTGACCGGCAGAATGCGGTCCGCATCCCGCACCTCGTCCGGCGCGACAGTGCATTCCAAATCTTTGGGAAAGTTAAGCCGCTGGTCGACGCGGTATCCAAATGACCAACTGCGAAAAAGGCACTCACGCCGAATTGTTGTTTGCTGCGGAGGCAACCTCTCGAAAATTCAATATCTTGATCCCGATGGGTCCGACCAGCAGCACGGTCGATGTTTGGATCGTCGCGGCGGCGGGGCGTCCGATCAGTGTCCAGGTCAAACGGGCTTGGGTTGACCCAAAGCGCCGCCTGTATCAAGTGAAGGTTTCCCGCCGCGGGACGCGCAAGAAGAAGCCAGCCAAGTATAAAGCCGGCGATTTCGATATCCTTGCCGCCTATCTTCCGGACGTGAACCAGTTCGTCTTGTGGAAATTCAAAGAGATCAAGAACCGGGGTAAGATCAGCTACACTCCCCGCATCCATCGTCAGCCCGGCAACTGGGAACTCCTCGAACAGTTTGTTGCCTCTTAGGTATTCGGCTATAATAACCGCACATCCGCGTATGCTACTTGTCCTTCCCGTCAGCAAGGCCGACCTGAAGCTCGCCACCGCTCTGGCTGGCCATCTTGAGCTTTTGGGCGGGCTGGCGCGTCACAAGCTCCTTGTGGTCGGAACGATCCAGACCAAGGACGAGGCGGCGGCTCTGAAGGAGAGATTGGCCCCGCTTTTTGCCTCGGCCGACCTCTTTGTTCCGGATTCCGAGTGTGAACTCGGCTGGCCCCAAAGTGCCAATCACCTTTGGGCGCGGACGGTCCGCCACCTCCAGCACAGCGCGAATAAAGACATATGGTATTGGTTCGAGGCCGACAATACCCCGATTCGGGAAGATTGGCTTGATGCGATCGAGACCGAATACAACCAGGCCCAAAAGCCGTTTCTGGGCGCGGTCCAGCCGACCCGGATGCTCGACCGCAAGACCCGCGAGTTCGTCAAAGTCGACGGCGAGCATGTCATCGGCACTTGTGTTTATCCGGCCGATTTCCACGGCCGCTCGCTGCTTTGGAGCTATGTCCGTCTCGATGACGGCCCGAATGTCGAACCCTTCGACGTGTATCTCCGCCACGAGATGCGTCCGAACACGGCGGTCTCCAAACTGATCCACAACAACTGGCGCACGAAGAACTACGAGATCGGACCGAAAGGTGAGATCTACTGCGACCCGATCGACGACCTCTCAGTCTACGGTCCCGTGCCCGCCGATGCCGCCGTCGTCCACGGATGTAAGGACGGCTCGCTTATAGAAGCCCTGCAAAAATGACAAATTCCGAACTTGCTCCTCTCGAAATCCTCGGCCTCGACGAAAACGGCAAAGCGCCGAAGATGCGCGTCGACAACGTCAATTCGGCCCGTTCGATCTACAAAGCGATCAAAGACAGCGACCAAGGCTCCTCCAAGAACCGCGCCTTGGTCGACGCCATGTTCAATGGCGCGGCTCCCTTCAATCAGCAGGATTTGATCGAAATGGGGCAGGGGGAACGAACCAACCTCGACTTCGGCGAAGCCGCTTCACTGAAAGAGCAAGCCCTCGCCGGATACTACGACCTGACCTCCTCGGTCGATGTCATGGCGCGGATCACCATCGACTACGGCTCGCCCGAGCAGCGCGTCGAGTGGGAGCGGGTCTTGGCCGAAGAATTTCACCGGACGCTCAAGGAGTGGCAGGAGTTTGAATTTAACCATCAAATGCTGGCCGATCAGTTCGTCTCGCACGGCGTCGGGGTCTGTTATTTCGAAGACGAAGTTGATTGGCGCTGGCGGGTCGCAGGCTTGTCCGAGTTCCGCATTCCGCGTGGAACACGGGCCTCCGAGTGGGAGATCGAGGTCGCCACGGTCGACCGCGAATACCAAGCGCATCAACTCTATAAATTCATTGAAGACCCGGCGGTGGCGAAGGATCTCGGGTGGAACGTCAAGATGGTCAAAGAGGCACTCATCCGTGCCTGCCGCGAGTCGACGTATCAAGAGGCCGGTGAGTGGGAGAAGCTCGAAGTCGAACTCAAAAACAACGACCTCCTCTACGGCAACAGCCGCGGGAAGAAGGTCCATGTCGTCCACATGTGGGTGCGCGAGTTCGACAAGAAAGTCAGCCACTTGATCTTCCTCAAAGACCCGATCGGCTCGGACGAGAACGCCAAGGAAGAGGATTTCCTTTTCAAGAAGCCGAACCGCTTTGACGCCCCGACGAACTGCTTCGTTACCTTCTGCTACGGCGTCGGCAACGGGACCTACCACGGCATCCGCGGGCTTGGATACAAGGTGTATCCACACATCCAACTCCTCAATCGCCTCCGCTGTGGCATGGTCGACGGGGCTCTGCTTTCGAGCGCGTTGATCGTCCAGCCCGGCGACAACGGCTCCCGTGCGCTCGAAGATCTGACGTTGTCTTACTACGGCCCTTACGCGCTGTTCCCCCCAGGACTCAAAATCGTCGACAAGGCGATCCCGAATTATAATCAGAACCTCATTCCGGTCTTGAACGACCTGACGATGAATATGCAGAACCGCACCGTTGGCTATCAGTCGCGTGCGGTGACGCCGGATGGTCAGTCGCGGACGGCTTATGAGGTTCGCGCCCAGTTGCAGCAGGAAGCGGTGCTCGGTGCGGCGGCGATCAATCTGTTTTACCACCCTTGGAAACGTCTCCTTCGTGAGGCATACAGGCGTTTAGTGTCGCGTGATTATGCCGCTAATGAGCCCGGCGGTCGCGAGGCGTTGGAGTTCAAGAAACGGTGCATGGCCCGTGGGGTTCCGGAGGAGGCGATCCATCGCTTCAATACGGTCGAGCCCGTCCGGGCGATCGGCTACGGCAGTCCCGGAATGCGGAGTGCGGCGATCGACGAGACGATGCAGATCTTCGGCAGCTTGGACGAGGCCGGTCGGATCAATCTTCTCCGCGACCGCATTGCCGCCCGTTTCGGTCAGGAAGTGGTCGACCGCTATCTGCCGTCGCCGTCCACGACACTTCGCACACCGATCGACGACAAGATCGCGCTCCTCGAAAACGCCACGATGACCAGCGGCACCGGATTGCCGGTCTCCTCTGGCGAGAACCATTTCATTCACGCTTCACGTCACCTCACCGCGCTCGACGGACTCGACCAAGCGGTGTCTCAGGGTCAGGCCGAGCCGCAAAATGCGCTCCGCGCCTACCAGACCATGTTGCCGCACCTCGGAGAACACTTGCAGTTACTTGCTCCGGATGTGGCCCGTCAGGACCAGATCGCGCTCATGCGCCAGCGGTTCCAGCAACTCAATGCCTCGGGACAGCGTTTGGCCGACGAGCTTCAAGCCGCCGCCGAGCAGCAAGCCAAAGCCCAAGAGGCCGAGCAAGCCCGTGCGATCGAAGCCGAACGCGCCCGCATCGCCCAGATGGAGCAGCAGTTGGCCGAGGCTCAGATGCTTTCCCCGAAGGCGCAAGCCGACCTCGCCGAACGTCGGGCCAAACTTCAGATGCAGATCGAGAAACACCAGATCGACATGCAGACCAAGCAGGCCAAGGTCATGCAGGAGCTTGCGCTCAAAGACGCCAAAACCGCTGCCGAGATTGCCCCGGCTGCACAACCGATGATTCCGTGAGGGACTACAAAAAAGAATACGAAAGCTACCATGCCTCTCCGGTCCAGAAGAAGCGCCGCGCTCAACGCAACGCCGCCCGTCGGAAGATGAGCAAACTCGGCCACGTCTCCAAAGGCGACGGCAAGGACGTGCATCACCGCAGCGGGATGAGCAACCACATGTCGAACCTCGCCGTGTTGCCGAGGTCCGTGAACCGGAGTATAAAATAACATGCCAGCTTATTATCCAGAGGGTGATACCCCGCTTCGTGAGGATTACACCGAGCGCAGCCTCCAGAAGATCAATTCTGTCCTCTATGCGGCCAGCCCGACCTGGGACGACATTGTGCTGACCTATGCCGGCAGCAACCTGACCAAAGTAGAATATAAGTTGAATGGCCAGATTGTTGAGACCCGGAACTTCTCTTACACCGGCACCAATTTGACCCGCGTCCTGAAAAGCTAATGTCTTGGAGCTTTAATCCCTTTACCGGCAACCTGGATCTCGTCGGTTCCGGCGGCGGCACGAGCTACATAGACGGCGACGTCGAATACCACAGCAATCTTCCGGTGACCGCTGGAACGCCCGCGGTGAATAGCGCGTTCCTTGTGAGAAAAGGCGAGGGGCTGTATTTCATCTCGCGCAAGCCTGCTGGAATCTGGGTGCGTGAGTTGAACAACGGAAATTTGGACGATTGGAAATTTGCGGGCCTTTTTAGTGATTTGTATCGGGATGCGAATTTTAGGATCATCTCGGATTCTGACGTCAGCAAAGAATTGGCTTTCGATGTTTCGGGCGTAACCACCGGCACCACCCGCACGATCACCGTCCCGAACAAAAACGTCACGCTGGACGACGCTGGCGACTCCCGCACCCCGACAAGCCATGCGGCCAGCCATGCGGCGGCTGGAAGTGATCCTGTCTTCAACCAAAATCTTAACACGGCGGACAGCGTTGAGTTTGGCGAGCTTTTAGTTACTGGCGCCGTAAATTTTGCCAACGCAGTTCTAAACGATTTTAGCTTCAATACAAGCGTCCTACTTAAAGACAATAATGACCACATTGGAACGCTTAGTGTTGATGCAGACAGCTTGTCAGCCAACCGTTTATACACGCTCCCCGACGCCTCTGGCACGCTCGCGCTGACCACAACGGCACCAGCCTCCCACGCCCACGGCAACCTCACGAATGCGGGGGCCATCGGCTCAACGGCTGGCTTACCAGTTGTAACAACCACTTCGGGCGCAATTACAACGCTTGCCCTTGGAGCGGCCAACACGGTTCTCAAGGTCAATAGCGGTGGGACGGCAGTGGAGTTTGGTGCGGCTGGCGGCGTCACCAGCGGAAACATTGATAACGCTGTCCTGCGGGCGGACGGAACTGGTGGAAGCGCAAGTCAAAGCTCCGACCTAATCGTAGACGATCCAGTAGTCGCCTTCGCCTGCACGGGAGACGCATCAACCGACATCATCACGACGGTTGGTCATAATTTCACCGAGAACCAGCGTGTTCGTTTCCAAAGTCTTACGGGCGGTAGCGGCTTGTTTTTTGGTGGGCCAGCATCAAGCACGACCTATTTCGTCCGCAACATCTCGGGCAACACATTCCAAGTCTCCACAACCAGCGGCGGCGCGGCGGTCAACTTCACCACCAACATAACGGCGGGTGCCGTCCTCGCGATTCAGCGCAATCTCACGCTTCGCACAAGGAAGCAAGCGTTTTCCATGACGGCGGATGCCGCTACGAATGTGATCACCGCCACGGGCCATACATTCGTCAATGGAGACGCGGTCAGTTTCTACAATCTGACTGGTGGCAATGGCCTTGACGAAGTATCGCGCTGGTATGTCATCGAGGCCGACACCAACACATTCAAGGTTTCCAACTCGTTAAACGGCACCGCCCGCGACATCACGGCAGACTACACGGGCGGCACCGTTGAATTGGAAATCCCGCTTGTCCTCGGCCTACCGCGTTCTTCCGCGCTTATACTCGGAGACAAGCCAGACGGAACCCTTATCGGAGGAAATTTGCGCGGCTATGGCGCGGTGGATTTTCAGACGAACCGCAACGGCCAGAACGCCATTGCTTCTGGCCCATTTTCGTTCATCGGCAACGGCCAAAACAATACGGCAAGCGGAACTCGCGCAACAGTCCTTGGCGGCACAGGCAACACGGCCAACAATACGGATGCTGTTGTTTGCGGTGGAGAGGCGAATGGTGCAAGCGGTGTGCGTTCTATTGTGTGCGGCGGTTCAAGCAACAACGCAACTGCACAATGGGCCTGCATCGGCGGCGGAACTGAAAATACAAATAGTGGCGTTGCTGCATTTGTTAGCGGTGCAAGCAATACTGCCACAGGAGCGCAGTCTGGCATTCTATGTGGAAGAAACGCGGGAGCGGATCGCGAAAATATATTTGCCCATGCAACTGGTCGCTTTGGCGCGCAGGGTGACGCGCAGACAGTCCGCGTCTCTTTAAGAAACCGCGCAAGCACCGCAACTGCTGTTGAGTTGTTCATGGGATTCAACGCCGATGCCCGATTTCCCATTCCATCGGGAAAAACCATGTCGGCACTCATTAACATTATTGCCGCGACCAGCGGGGGCGAATTTGCCAATCGTTATGTCCGCGCCGTAACCATTGCCAATCGCGGCGGCACAACGGCACTGCGCGGAGGCGTTAAGGACATAGACACCGACGAGCAGATCGGTGGTGCTGATGTCACGATCTCGGCCAACGACACGAACGATGCCATCCGCATTGAGTTCAGCGGGGTCGCCCCTGTCACGGGATGCACTGGAACGGCGTCCACAGATCGCATCAACAAGGTTGCTCACGGCTACTCCAACAATGATGACATTGTCTTCACCTCGCTAACAGGTGGCGCGGGCCTCACGGCGAATACCGTGACTTATTGGGTCATCAACGCAAACGCCGACGATTTCCAAGTTAGCGCAACTCGCGGCGGCGCCGCCGTGAACATCACGACCGACTACACGGACATGACCGCCGCCCGACTTTTCCGCGTAGTCGCAGGAATCGACGCCGTTGAAGTAGGCCACGGAACATAATGAAAACTTACGGACTCATCTGGCCCAACGGCGAAAAGGAATTGCGGAGCATCGTCTTGGATGACGAGGGCAACCCTCGCATCGACACACTGCAACCGAATCCGTTGCCCGAAGACTGGCAACAGCCGCAAATCCTCCCGCTGGTGAAGCTGCCGCAGCCAGATCAAGGCGCATGGGAGCCGAACGTGGTCTGGTATGATGATCGCGTAGAGCGGCAGTGGGTTGCGGGAACGCCTGCGCCTGCGCCGACATTTACGCCCGAAGCGTGGACGGCACAGCACTTCTCGGCAATGCAGGTCAGCGCCCTTCAGCGATTTGAAATGGCGCTTATGCAAGCAGGCAAGCCGCTTGGGCCGCTGATGACCAGCCTGAAGGCGTGGATGGAAGCGATGCTTGTTGCCAGCGTTGACCCGACACCGCGCACGTTCGATGCGCCGCCGTGTTCCTATGAGCAGGCAAGCGCGGAGGCGGTCTTCCAGTTGCAGGGATCTTAACCCCGCAGCATATTAAGAATGAATGTTTCCGACCCGCTCAACTATGGAATCAACCCCACCGACATGTCGTCGGGTCGGAAGAGTGCTGGCTTGGCAAAAATGAGCTACGACGGCGAAAGATTGGCCAGACTGGAGACCAAGGTCGACCTGATCTTGGAACACCAGGAGTCGTTCCGTCGTAGCTTTGAAAAGCATGATGAGCGGCTCAAAGGGTTGGAGAACACCAAGGCCGGCATCTATGGCATCGCCGGAGCAATCGGCGGTCTCTCCGCATTCCTCGTCGACGGCCTACGCGCCGCGATCCTTTCCCCTAAATAATAACCGCACATGAAAACATTCCTCGCCAAAGTCCTCGGGATCTCCGCCTCCGTCTGGAACTTCTACGCGCCGCTTTTGCGGGCGCTCTTTGTCACCGGAGCCAGTGCCTTGCTCCCGATCGCCTTGGAGGTGGTCCGCAATCTCGCCCAGACCGACAAGTCCGGTGCGGAGAAGCGGGAGGAGGCGGTCAGCATCTTGAAGCAGGCGGCAACACGCCAAGGACTTTCGGTCACCGAGAGCATCATCCGGTTCACGGTGGAATCCGCGGTTCAACGGATGCGAATCTAATATGGAAAAGATTAAACTCACTATCCTCCGCTTCCTAGTCTCCAAGTCCGGAAGCCTTCTCACCCCGATCATCGCGGGCTTTGTCGCCACGCTGGTGGCCAAAGTTGCGGCCTTTGATGCCCAGCTTGCCGGCCAGATCGACCAGTCTGCGCTCGTGGGTTTTATCGTGGCCGCGATCTTGGCCGCTGTGAATTACGCCACGAACGCGGCTCAGACGCCGGGCATCAAGAAGATCCAGGCGCTCGTCAATACGGATCAGGACGGCATCCCCGGACCGATAACCTACACCGAAGTCCGTCGCGCCATTGCGGTGGAAAAATGACCGAGCACCAGATCCATGAAGCCCTGTTCCAACAAAGGAAAAAAGAAAAGCCGGAAGACCAAAGGCCGTGGTGGGTGCGGTTGCTGAGTTCCATCCGTCCGGAGATTAAACCCGGCAAAAAGACTTACATCGGGGTGAAGGGGAAAGTGGAATTTTAAGATGATCGAAAAACTGGCAGATGTTGCGATGTCGCAAGTTGGCGTCCGTGAAGTCGGCGGCAACAACCGCGGAGCCAAGATCCGCACCTACCAAGCAGCTTCGAACCTGAAGCCCGGCCCGTGGCCTTGGTGCGCGGCCTTCGTCGACTGGTGCGTGCAGCAGTGGCTCGTGTATCCTGAAGCGCGGCAGTGGCTCGGGTTGAAGCACAGCACTCCGGCGGGGTGGAGGCCGAAGACGGCGCTCGCCTTCGGGTTGATTGAGTGGGGCCAGAAGCGTCCGAACACCGTCACAATCCTCCCGGAGAAGACGACCCCGAAGGCGGGTGACATCATCGTCTTTGATTTCAGCCATACGGGCATCGTGGTCGGTGCGACCTCGAAGATCGTCGAGTGCGTCGAGGGCAATACCAATGGCCGCGGCACCCGCGATTCCGAGATGGGCGACGGGGTCTGGCTCAAGAAGCGCAATCTTTCGCTGGCTCGCTGCTATCTGCGGATTCATCCGAGCAAGGCGTCATAACTCCACATGAAACAAACCGCCAATAGTTACCGCCGCAACGAACTCCTGCAAACGTCGCTGGCTGAAACCCTGAAGCAGAACCACGTCCAACTCGCGCTCGAAGTGTTGCGCGAACTGGGGGAGCCGGCCGAGTTGCCCGTGCCGGGCGAGGTCGACTTTCTAATTTTCAACGCGATGCAGAACGCCCGACGCGAGGGCTTCTTCCACGCGCTGCGTTCCCTCGAAGCCTTGGCCACGCCGATCAAGGTGGCCCCATCGACCAAAGACCTCATGCCGAATCTGGTCGACGAATAATTTATGGCAGAAAACCAAACGCCGGTTCAAACCGAGTCCGCCACGGCGTCGGATCAAAACAACAAAACCGTCAGTCCGGAACTCTCCGAAACTGGCGGCACCATGACCTTCGACGCGGCGCGTTCGCTCTCGGAGGCATTTAACAGCTTGGGCAAAGAGCCCGAGGCACCGAAGGCGGAGGCCAAAGCCCCCGCAGAACCCGTCAAGACCGCCGCCCCTGAAGCGGCGAAAGAACCCGTCGCCGAAGCGAAGACCGAAGAGGCCGAGCCTCTGAAAGCCGCCACGGCCGACGACCTCGCCGAACTCCTCGGCGGACCGAAGAAGGCCGAGCCGAAACCGGACGCCGACGACGAGCCGCCGGTCGATGTCGCGATGACCGATGCCGCCAAACGCAAGTGGGGCGAGCAGCGCAAGGCTCTCAAAGAGGAGCGCCGTCGCCGCGAGGAACTCGAAGCGAAGGTGGCCGAACTGGAGAAGCGTCCGGCGACCGATGTCGCTCCGGATGAGGTCAAGCAACTGCGGGAGACGGTCGATGCCTACGAGCGCGAGCTTCAAATTGCCCGTGTCGAGGCGACCAAGGAATTCAAGGATGCGGTGGCCGTTCCTCGGGAGCGGATCAACGCGCAGCTTGAAGCCTTCGCCAAGAAGTATGAATTCCGCGAGGCCGATGCCCGTGTCGCCTTTGCCGAAGCCGATCCGGAGAAGCAGACCGAGTTGCTCGTCGACATGGCCAGTGGCATGAACGACCGCGATCGGTTCCGTTTTTACGAGATGGCCGAGCAGTGGCAGAAAGTCGAGGGCATCGCCAACAAGGTCCGCAACAATGCGAAGCTGGCCCTGGAGAAGATCCAGCAGCACCACGAGGAACAGCAGAAGGCGTTCGTCGAACAGCGGTCCAAGAGCTACCGCAATACCCTAGAGAAGGTCTGGGGCGATGTCACCGAGAAGGCTCCGCTCTTCAAGCGGCGCGACGGGGACGATAACTGGAACAGCCAGATCGCCGAAGTCGAGCGGTTCGCCACGGGGCTGGACTGGAATCTGGTCGCCGAGAACGACCAAGCGCGGGCCGAATTAGCCTTGCGTGCAGCCTCGGCTCCGTTCCTCTTCGGTCTGGTGCAAAATCTCTACGCCAAGACGGCCGAGCTCCAGAAGACGCTCGGGAAATACCAGAGCGCCAAACCCGGTGCGGGTGGGGGATCTCCGGATCCGGCCATCGGCTCGGGGCAAGCCGAGAAGGTGGAGCATGAAGACTTCTTCAGCGCCATCAAATCGGGCTTGGCGGGATAATTCCCTCTAGTTCGTTTCGACGGCTAGACGCGAGGCGGTTTCCTTCGGGGAGCCGCCTCTGCATTTATACTAAGTGCGTAATTTGACAACCCCTTACACTGCCGTATCTTAGTCTCACGTTTACGGGTGGCGGTAAGTATCCGGTAGAAATCAAAAGTTAGGTTCCGCGTGCAAAGCCCTGTTCCGCGGCGGGGGAAAACAGAAGCTCAGTTATTCCCTGCGCTCGGACCCGCCTATGCGGTCTCCGACACAAGCACAGATAATAACTGTGTAACCAAAAGGAGATTACAAGCACTATGGCTTGCCAAAATATCGAAGCTCTCTTCGTCGAACATGCCGGACTGATCCGGAACAATGTCGCGAAGAACATCATCAACTCCGATTTCTACCTGAAATATCTGCCGCGTGAGCAGTGGATGGACGGTCAGGGAACGGAATATCAATACCCTATCTACGAGCGCACGCTTTCTAGCTCGCCCGTTTCTTTCTCGGCATGGGAAAGCTCGGACGGCGAAGCGGGTGGTCAGTGCCAGATTGCCGGTCAAAACATCGACAATTTCGGCATCACCCTGCGTTCGACCAGCCTGAAAAAGGCCGCGCTGAACTCGCCTGACATCTGTTTGGACGACCTTCAGTTCGCCTGGCAGGTGGAAGATCAGGTCAAAAACATCGTTCGTGTCCTCTCGGAGAACACCAAGTGGGTCTGGACAAATGCTTATCAGGACGAATACATCGACGCCTGCGGAACCAAAATGGTTGCAGCGCCGAACCTTCCGTCCGGTAGCGCGACCTTCCCGCTCTCTCCGGCAACTTCCAAGTTGACCTGGGGGATCCTCGAAGAGATCTACCAGCAGTTGGGATACAACGGCGGCGGCATCAATCCGTTCGCCCGCGTGGACGAGATGACGCCTATTTACGCCGCTGTCGGCGAGAGGTTCACCTTCCATGATCTCAAGCGCCAAGACGCCAACACCCGTGACGATTTCCGTTACGCTTACGAGGGTTCGGAGACCCAGTCGCCGATGCTCGGAGCGCCCGGTCTGTCCGGCGTGTATCGCGGCTTCCGCTTCTTCACCGTCGAATTCCCGCCCCGCTACGATTTCGTTGGCGGTCAGTGGGTTCGCCGTCAGCCCTTCGCGTCGACCCCGACGACCAAGGGTCACAAGTGGGAAGTTTCGGATGCGTATAAGAACGCTGAATACACGGACACCGTGATTTATCACGCTGACGTGCTGAAGGTTCTCATTCCCAAGCCGAAGACCACCAGCCCGATGAAATACAATCCGCAGTATTCCTGGACCGGCGAATTCGTTTTCCGGAATATCCCTGACCGCGATTGTAATATCGACGGCAACGTGGGCTTCTTCCGGGCGCTGTTCGCCTACGGCCCCAAGATTGAGCGTCCTGACCTCGGCTTTGTGGTCCGCCACAAACGCTGCGCTCGCGCCCTCGACTTGGTCGCTTGCTACTAATCGTAGCACCTCACATCACTCTGGGAGCTCCGGCTCCCAGGGTGCCAGAGGTGCTCCATTTCTAGCATGAACATCCCTTCGCCGAATCCCATCGTCTTTCCGGCTGCACCGGAGAAGACGTTTCCGCACCTCTGGATCCGGAGGCTGTTGCTCGAAAGCCCTGCCGTTGATGAAGGCAAAATGGAGGCGCACTTCTCCCCCTACAACGCCGACACCCGCGAAATCGGCCCTTCGGCTTTCGACACCCAATTTACGACCAACGACTTGTGGGACGCGATCAACGAAGTTCCGGAGGTCGCCGCGGCTTATGCTGCTATATTAGAGTCTGTCGCGCCGATGATCGCGTGGCTTTCCAATAGAAACCAATAATTATGAAATTCGCAATCCCTGAAGGAATGGTCCCGCCCGATGGCGTGGAAGTCGGCTCGACATTCGACGCCCTTGCTACCCTCAAACTTGGTGAAGGTGAGCTTGAGCTCGTCGCCGTCGACGGTCTCCCCGTCGCTGCGTCCGAAGCTCCCGAAGCCGAAGAGGCCGAGGAGATGGGTGAAGAGATGGGCTTCGAGGAAGCCATCCGCTCCGGAATGATGGAGGGTTAATCCCGTGATCGCCGACACGGAGCGTCTCATTGACGGCTTCCGCGGTGTTCCTGCGGGCATGGACGGCTCCAAGGAGCCGCCACTGACACCGGGCGATGCCGTCTGGTATGCGACCAACGTCACCTTCCGCGGTGGCAACGGTCCGCGCACCCGTCCTGGGTTTCGCGAGATCCCTCCGACTTACTGGCGCAATCCGCAGCCAGTCAAAGAAGTGTCGTCGATAAGCATTGCAAGCGGCATTGCTACGGTCACCACGTCGGCCAACCACAACTACGACAACAAAGACAAAGTGACAGTGGCGGGGGCTACTCCGTCTGGGCTTAACGGAACGCACGTCGTCACGGTCACCGGATCTACGACATTCACGTTTCCGACTTCGGCGTCTGGTTCGGTATCCGGCACGATCACTTGTTTTCGCGACATTGATGCGACTTACAACGAAGACTTCATCAATTCGACGACCAGCCGCGTGAGGTTTGCCAACGACATTCTCGGTGCGGTTTACGTGCAGGGTGCGACGGTCTACCAAGACCCCCGAGAAGGCAACCCGTCACAGATGATTGTCGTAGTCGATGGCAAAATCATGGCGCTTAACTTCAACGATTTCTCATGCTATCGGCTCAATCTTTCCGACGAGATTGCTTCAGATGTGCCCGCTTACATGGTCCAAGCCGAAAAGTATCTTATCATCCAAACTGGGCAGAATGAACCTCGTGTCTACGACGGATATGCGGTCCGCAGGGCCAGTTACTATGGCGACGAAGTCGTGCCGATCGGAAAACAAATGGCTTATGGGCAAGGTCGTCTTTTCGTCGCGGTCAACGAAGGTGCCGAGATCATCGCGGGCGACTTGGTCTTTGGGGGTTCGGCAACCAATGTCGGTATCACCAGTTCCAGCGCGGCCAACCCGACCGTCATCACGACAGCCTTGGCACACGGTTTCACCAACGGGGACCAAGTGACAATCAGCGGGCACAGCGGAAGCCCGACGATCAATTCGACCTATGCCGTTTCCGGGGTGACCGCGACCACGTTCACGATTCCTGTCTCCGTAACGACCGCTGGACGCGGCGGATTTGTCAGCCGATTCAACGCGGGGCAAGACAGCGACCTTTTGCGCTTCACGGAAAACACCTTCCTCAACGAAGGCGGCAGCTTCGCACCGACTGGGAAAGTCGGTCGGGTTACGGGATTGGCCTTTCTTCCGGTGCAGGATACCTCGACTGGCCAAGGTGATCTGATTGCTTTCTGCGAACGCGGGGCTGTCACTTTTCAAGTCTCCGCGCCACGCGACCAGTGGAAAGATTTGCAGGGGTTTCAGCGTGTGCTTTTCGACAACATCGGCTCGACCAGCGAAAGCGTTATACCGATCAACGGCGATTTGTTTTTCCGGAGCCGCGAAGGCAATGGCATCCGAACTTACCGCAACGCCAGGGCCGAGGCCGACGGCTACGGTCAGACTCCGATCAGCGCGGAAATCGATCCGGTCCTCAAGCAGGACACGTCATGGATGCTCGACCAAGTGAGCTTTGCCAATTTCGACAACCGTCTCTTGATGACATGTCTGCCACGACAATTCCCTCGCCGCGCTCTGAACCAAGCCGAGGCTGATCAGTTTGCCGCCGAACCGATCCCGACACTTTACAACGGTATTGCCGTTTTGGACTTCCAATCGGTCTCGACGGGGCGAGGTAAAGCGGCCGCTGTTTTTGATGGCGTCTGGACGGGTCTTCGCATCGTCAAGCTCGTGCAGGGCACATTCGACGGGGAGCCGCGCTGCTTTGCCGTGTGTTTCCATGAGGACGAGACCGCCCGCCGGATCGAGATCTGGGAGATCACCAAGAACGACGAGTTCGACACCCCGCAGGAAGGTCGCCGTCGCATCGAGGCTGGCATCGTGACACGGGCCTTTAATTTTGCGGATAGCCCCGGCGGCGGCAACATGACTTTGAAGAAGTTGGTTCGCTGCGATTTGTGGTTTGACGATCTTGGAGGTGGGCTTGATTTCCCTTTCACTTGCCAACTGGCCTATCGGCCCGACGACTACCCGAACTTCACCACTTGGCAGAACTTTGAGCGGGCTTTCGAGACCGAATACAACATGACCTATGCCGCGCCTCCGAACGACACGGCCCCGATCGAGCCATACAACTACGAGCGCGGTTACGCCCCGCAGGTCCGGTTTCCCGCCCCGCCGCTGACCGCCAATATCGCAACCAATGTTCCGGCTTACTTGGGACATGACTTTACGCTGCGGGTCAACTGGACAGGACGGGCCAGGCTCGGGCGGCTCATGCTGCACGGCTACAAGCTGGTCGAGGCAACCGGAGGAGGAACCCTGTAATGCCCGACCTTCAGGAAATCCCGACACTGGATACGGCGATCAAGCCAGAGATGAACTCTTGGAGCAGCCCTCCGCAGGGCTTTTTGCTCCTAATCGAGGAAAGCCCCGACTACGGCATCTTGATTGATGATGCCGGCAACCGTTTGCTGATCGAGTAATAACCCTGTAAAATAATACGATGGCTTACACCTCCAACAAGAAACCCGGCGCTTTAGATCCCGCGCTGTCTCTTGGGGCGACCAATAACTTGGTCGTCGACCAGAACGGCAGCGTGGTCCGGGCTACGCTGGCCCAGTTGGAGGCCAAGATGTTCGATGCCAAGACGGCCAAGACATCGGTAGACGGCTCGGAAGTGGTCATTGTCCGCCAGACCGACGACACGTTACGCCAAGTCCCGCTCAACAACATCGTCAAAAATGGTTTAATTACGAACGATCTGGTCAGCGCCTCGGCGGGTATCGTCGACACCAAGCTGGCCACGATCAACACGGCCGGAAAAGTGACCAACCAAGCGGTGCAGGCCACGGCTTTGAACACGGCCGATCGCATCGTGACCCGTGACGGCAGCGGGAACTTCGCCGCTGGGACGATCACCGCGACTCTCTCCGGAAATGCCAGCACGGCAACCGTGGCGAATGCTTGGGCGACGGCAAGGAATTTGTCTCTGACCGGCGATGTCACCGCGACCCTTACCACGGTCGACGGCAGCGGAAACGTCAGTGCCGCCGCGACAATCGCCAATGATGCGGTCACCACGGCCAAGATTCTCAACGCCAATGTAACGACCGCGAAGATTGCCGACGACGCGGTGACCACGGCGAAGATCCTCAACGCCAATGTGACGACCGCTAAAATCGCGGATGATGCCGTGACCACTGCCAAGATCGCCGACGGTGCCGTGACCGCCGCCAAGATCGATCCCGCCGCCAAGATCAACGGAGCGCAGGGTGGTGGATCTGATCGTGTCTTCTATGAGAACGACCAGAGCGTGAACACAAACTACACAATTTCGACGAGCAAGAATGCCATGAGCGCAGGCCCGATCACCGTGGCCAGCGGAGTGAGCGTCACTGTGCCGAACGGCTCAACTTGGACAATCGTATAATATGCCAGCAACCATCAACGGAACTACGGGATTCGGCGGCAACCTCACGGGGAACGTGACGGGGAATGTGACCGGCACATCCAGCGCGGTTGCTGACGGTGCGGTTTCTGCTGCCAAGCTCGACGGAGCGCAGAGTGGATCTGCTCCGGTCTATGGGTGTAGGGCGTGGGTCAATTTTAATGGCAACGCTGGCTCAACAGTTGATGGCGAGTTTCGATGCACGATTCGCGAAAGCGGCAACGTGTCAAAAGTTGTCAGAACTGGCGGTGCTACAGGGACAGACACGGGCGTGTATTTGGTAACACTGACAACAGCCATGAGCGATTCTAACTATTCCGCCGTTTGCTCAATCAAGGCTGTCGATGATTCAGCGCGTCACTTCGACTTTGTGGCAGTAAGGCCAGAAAGTGCGTCTGTAATACGCATCGTTTGTTCTGGGCCAGTAACTCCATTCAACGGAGTCAATGCCGGTATAGTTTCGCTCGCCATCTTCCGCTAACCACCACACGCCATGCCAATCTCCATCGAAGCAGATCCAACACTCGCGCAGGGTTACATCAAGGTAAACGGCACCACGGCGGCGACCATCTCGACGGCGGGCATTGTGTCCGGTGGTATTCCGGCGGGAGCAGTCATGCCTTTCGCCATGAACTCCGCACCGTCCGGTTGGCTCGCGGCCAACGGCGCGCAGGTCAGCCGCTCGACCTACGCCGCGCTCTTCGCCGCCATCGGCACGACCTACGGCGCAGGCGACGGCAGCGGAACATTCAACCTGCCAGACTTGCAGGGCATCTTTGTGCGAGGCTCAGGGTCGCAGACGATCAGCGGGACCGCGCACGCGGGAACACTTGCGGAGAAGCAGGGTGATGCGATTCGGAATATCACTGGGAATCTCACGTTGCGGCGCGGCAGATTTGCGGGCGGAACAAGCGGTGATGTTTTCACTGCGACAACTGGCCCATTTTCGGAAAACGTAACTGACACAGGCGTTAATACACCACGAATTAACTTTGAGGGAACAGAGGTCACGTCGCGCCAAAGAGTAACTTTTGACGCCAGCACCGTGGTTCCCACCGCCGACACCAACCGCCCGGCCAACATCGCGCTGCTTTACTGCATCAAACATTAAGCCATGCCTACTTCAATCACATCCTCCGGTATCACATTCGACGATGCGACGACGCAGACGACCAGCGCGACCAAAGCGGGCGGCATCGGGACGACGCAGTTGGCTAACGCTGCGGTAACCGCGGCGAAGCTCGACGGCGCACAGACCGGCACGGCGCCGATCTATGGATGTCGCGCTTGGGTCAGCTTTGTCGGAACCACAGGATCAACAGTGGACGGCGAGTTTCGCTGCACAATTAACGGGAGTGGCAATGTCACAAAAGTTGTTCGCAACAGCACTGGCATATTTACGGTTCATCTCACAACGGCAATGCCGACCGCCAACTACGCTGTCACCATGAGCTATCAAATTGCGTCTGCTCTCAACACAGGGCGCGCAACTCAAACAACGACAAACCAAATTACTTTGGCGTTTGCAGACGGCAACGGTGCTCAAAATCCAACGCTTTGCGGTGTGGCAATACTCGGATGACCCCACGGCAAAAGGCAAAAGCATGGCAAGACGAGCACGACGCTAACAAAACTTTCTAACTAACATGGCACTCATCCCAGGAACACTCCCGACCGGAACCAAGTATCCCAACGACCCGCAGTCGTTGCTTGATACGTTTGCTTCTTATCTCACAGCACCCGAGGTCAAGAAGAACCGCCCGACGGTGACCGAATACACCGCCGTCGACGGTGCGACGATCTCTGTGCGTCCAGACGGGTTGGATGAAACAATCTTCCTCAATCATACGACCACGGCGACTGCGGCCACTTTATTGTTCCCGACTAATGCGAACAGCGTGACGGGTCAGATTGTCCGGCTCTTTTCCCGTAGCGCCGTGACGACGCTCACGGTGACGACGCCGGGAAGCGTGGTCATCCGTGGCACTGCTTTGACTTCGCTGTCGGCCAACGGCTCGGCGGCTTGGCAAAAAGTCGCCACCGACACTTGGATTAGGCTCCAATAATGTCGACCTACCTACAAGCCCGCACCTTGCTCGCACCCTACGTCGACAATGGCGTGGCGGTGACCGACACGACGCGCATCGACCAGCGGATCGATGAGGCCCAGCGCCGTCTCATCGACCATTACAACTTCCTTTCCCGCCGTGAAGAAAGCGCCCGCACCCCGCTAGTGTGGCAGGCGGGCGGCACGACGGGCGTTGCTGCCACGGCTAGTCTCATCCTCCCCAATCTTGATGCAACCAAGAACATGATCTTGGCGCTGTGGCGTGAGGAGAATAACCAACTTGAACTGTCCAACGGTCTGGAGACCAAGGCGTATAGCTACATCGAGCGTAATATCACCAACGAGGTGGAGCGTGAACGCCGCACCGCCTACGAGTCGCTCACGGTCAACGGGCAGAATACCTTTGGCGGCATGGTCGGCCGGGTCGGTCTGGAGACCTTGATCCAATACCGGATGCCTGTCTCGCGCATCAAGAGCTTCGTCAACCGTGCCTACCAGCAGGCGATCGACCACCACAATTTCATCTCCCGCCGCGAGAATCTGGAGCGCAACACGATCACCTTCAATGCGCTGACGCTCGACATCGACGCCTTCGACGCTTTGCTTCCCGACGAGGTGGTCCGCCTCCTGACTCTCTCGAACATCGTGACTGATGGGGGCGGCGATGGCACGGGGCTCAAACAGCAAGCCCTCGAACTAATCGAGCGCAACATCACCTCGACCGTGGAGCGGGCTCGCCGGACCGCAGCCGGAACCGAGGGCCGTCTGCACAACGAACTGCCCAACGGTGTCGCCATCCCTACGGCGCGACTGACTCAATTCCTCTCCCAAGCCGCGACTGAGGCGGGGGTGCATTACGACTTTCTCGCCCGCCGCGAAGACTATTCCTCCGGCGTGAAGCCCAATCCGTTTTCCTACGAAGTGCTCAAGTCGCTGGTCGAATCTTATTTTGCCACAGCCAATGGCTCAGTCGATGTCGCCTCGGCCAAGAAGGGTGAAGCCTTTCAGATTATCGAGCGCGACCTGATGCAGAACGTGGAGAACGCCCGCCGTCAAACCGCTGGTGAGGAGGGTCGTCTGCACAATGAATTGCCCGAGGGTGTTCGCGTCTCAACGGCCCGGCTGACCACGTATCTTTCCCAAGCGGCCAGTGACGCTTCGGTCCATTACGATTTCCTCGCCCGGCGGGAAGACTATTCCGGCGGCGTCAAACCGAATCCGTTTTCTTTCGAGATCCGCAAAAAGCTCGTCGAGTCCTACATCGCCACAGCCAATGCGGGGATCGAAGCTGCGACGGTGCTCAAACAAGAGGCTTTTGCCGTTATCGAACGTGACCTCATGCGGGATGTGGAAGCCGCCCGTCGTGCCGCGGCAGGGGAAGAAGGCCGTCTGCACAATGAACTTCCCGAGGGTGTGCGGATTTCCACCACCCGACTGACCCAATATCTAAGCCAAGCTGCCACTGAAGCGGGCGCTCACTGGGACTTCTTGGCCCGCCGTGAGAATTATTCCAGTGGAACCAAACCCAATCCTTTTACTTATGAAATCCGGAAAAAGTTCGTGGAGTCCTATGTCGCGTCCGGGGCTGGTCAAATCGAAGCCTCGGCGGCGCTCAAAGCCGAAGGCCAAGCGTTGATCGAACGCGATCTCATGGCCCAAGTCGAAGCGGTGCGGAGAGCGGCTGCGGGCGACGAGGGCAAGTTGCACAATGAACTGCCCAACGGCGTCACCATCCCGACACCGCGCCTGACGACTTTCTTGTCCCAAGCCTCGACCGAAATCGGGGCGCACCAAGCATTCCTGCAACGGCGTGAGGATTACAATGGCGCGGCTCCGACGCCGACCTATGAGCAGCGCAAGCTCTTGGTCGAGGCATACCTTGCCACGGCGGCTGGTCAGCCGGATGTGGCTACGGCGCTCAAACAGCAAGCCTTGGCCATCGTCGAGCGCGATGTCATGCAGTCGATCGAGGCGGCGCGGCGGGCAACCCGTCAGGCGCTTGCCGCGACAGCCAGCGACACCTTCGGCTACCACTGGGGCCGGATCGGTCTGGAACTGCCGCAAGCCTACCAGCTTTCCGACAATGCCGTGCAGCGCCATGTCAACACGGCCGAGGAGCAACTGATGGCCGCTGGCAAGTGGGTCGGGACGGTCGCCGAGTATACCCTGACGGTGAACGCGACCGGCGAGTTCTTCCTGCCCCGCGAAGTTGAGACGATTCTTTTCATGTCCTTCGACGGCGATCCCAAGCCGGTCCATGACCGCTTGAACGAGTGGATCAAAGGCGGCACAGGCTACCGCGAGACCGACGATGCTTGGCGGCAGGGGGCCGTGGACCGTGGAGAGGCGATCGACCCAGCCGACGGGTTCCTCAAGCGTAAATACTGGATCACCCTGCCGACCACCGTTCCGGTCGTCCGCATCCTGGGCAAACGCCGCTTCGTCCACCACACCAGCAACTCGGAGAAGATGTATCTCCGCAACTACCAAGCAATCTTTGAGGCGACCAAGGGTTTGATCTTGGGCGGTGACCAGATCACCCCGCATATCGACAAAGCCAAGGAGATGCTGGCTACCCAGATCGCCCAACAGAGTTTCCAAGGTAACCGCGGAGCCGCCCACACCCGTCGCGTTCTCATGTTTCGGTGATATAATAACTGTGCAAATGGCTGACACTCTTACAGAGACCAAGACCGTGACCCCGCTGGATGTGCTGGAGAAAGAAATGTTCCGGCATCCCCAAGTTGACTGTCCTTTGGTCCATCGGTTCACCGACGGGATGTATATCCGCGAAATCTTCATGCCGGCTGGAACCTTGGTTACTACCTTGGTCCATAAAACCAATCATCCGTTTGTCCTGACTAAAGGGAAATTGTCGGTCTGGAACAATGGCGAGGTGGAGCACCTCGAAGCTCCCCATGTCGGAATTACCCAGCCTGGGACGCGCAGGGTAATCATTATCCATGAAGACGCTACATGGATCACGTTTCATGCGACAGACCTCACGGACCCTGATGAGATTGCCGAGACAATCTGTGATACCCGAGCAAATCCGATGCTGGATGAAAACGAGCGCCTCCGCTGTATGTGGAGAAAAGATCAGCGCGGGGAAATAGAACGTCCTGAAGACGTTTACAAACTTATGGAGGCAGCAGCTTAATATGTCTTTTGGCGCGATAGGCGTAGGAATTGGCGTAGCGGGGTTGGGCTTAAGTGCCTATAACACTTTTGCGAATTCGGGCGGTGGAGGAGGCGGCGGCATCGACTCCAAATCCATCAAGGAAACGATGGAAGCCTATCTCGCCCAGGTTAGGGCAGCGATTGAAGCTGGAAGAACGCAAGTTGCTGGTTCCGTCAAAGGTATGGATAAAAAAATCCAGAAAGGCGTCAAAGAACTTCGAGGTGCTTCCGATGCGGAGACAAAGGCTTTTTGGAATAACCTCGGAATCTCAAACGAAGGTCTCGTTAACACCGCCAGCGCCTTGGTCGAATCCTACGACGGCGATGTCATGGCGGCATTGGGTGCTCTTGAAACCAATATCGGCCGTCTCAATGAAGGTTATTCCGAAGACATGGGCGCGGAAATCGCCCGCTTCGGGTCGGTTGGCGAAGCAATCAACGCCCAGCTTGCCGCCGACAAGGATGTCGCCGAAACCAAGTTCCTCGATCGGGTTAACCAATTCAAAAACGAGTATAGGCAGGATTCCCTTGGCGAGATTGACGCATCCAAGTCCGAGCAGATGGCGCTCGGCGACGAGTTTGTCCGCAAGACTGACGCGGCCCTGGGCAACTTTGAATCTTTCATTTCCGGACCCAATGCCTCGCAGACTTTAGACGAGCTTTCCCGCAGCATCTTCCGGACACGGCAAGATTTGCTGGCCCAAGCAGATCCGCGGGCTTTGGAGCTCTCGGCCATCGCCGACGAGAATGCAGCGGCAATGATGAGCGGCCGGATCTCGGCCGATGTCCAAGCCAATGTCGCCCGTTCCAGCGCGATGCGTGCGTTGCAGGGCGGATTCGGGGCTTCAAGTGAGATGGGACGAGGACTGGCGGCACGCGACTTGGGGCTGACTTCTCTGGATTTGATGACTCGTGGAGCAGAACTTAACGATGCCCAACGCCGCCTCAACTACGACACTCGGGTTGCCGGCATAGAGAACTCCGCGCTCGGCATGTTCGGAGAGATGCGGGCGGGACAAAGCTCCTTAATGCAATCGAGGATCGGAGCGGCTGAGAGTGACAGGAACCAAAGAGTTGGTGCCGTGCAGGAGGCTTCAGGGCAGAGGCTCCAGACCTTTGATCGTTTGTTCGGGGCCAACATGGGAGTGGCCGATACCTTGCGCGGGCAAGACATGACCTTGGCAGGTCAGCTTTCCGACAACCGCCGCGATGACAATATCCGCGGCACAGGAATGCGGATCGCCGCTACGCAAGATATTTACAACAACAACTTCGGAGTCGCTAACACGGTGTTTAACGCCGGCATGGGACTCGCCGGTCAGCGGTTGTCGACAGGGCTGTCTGTTGCTGGTGACATCTACAAGACGAACGTCGGCGGTGCCGGGACGGTATACGGTTCCCGACTGGGTATCGAAAGTGGCATCTTCGATGCGCGGACTCGCGGTGCTATCGCCGGGATGCAAGCAATCACCGGATACGAAAACTCCGCGCTTCAAGCGATGAGTGGAGCACTTGGAGACGCTGCCGCGACCCAAGCCAACATCCCAGTGATGCAAGCGGCCCAGCGACAAGGTCAAGCAATGCAGTCGGCCCAGCTTTGGGGTTCAGCGTTGCAGGCGGGATCGTCGCTGGCGGGTTCTTACCTTGGTAGCCAGAACTGGAACGCGAACCAAGGGCGGACGTTTGGTGGTGGCTGGGGATCTGCTGGAGCCGCCGCTAACGCAGCGCCGTTCGCGTCGTCGGTGAGTTACACTAAGGGAATTGGTTATGTTCCTGTAGCCGGAGCAGCTTAATTTATGGCACGCTCATTCATAGATCCCTCACTCGTAGCGATGGCGGTTGAACCGGCCGCGCCGCCTTGGAACTGGAATCCTGGGGCGACGTTTGTGCAGGCGTTTAATGACGCGCAGTCTCTTCAAATCAAGCGGGAAGAGATGGAAAACGAACGGCAGATCATGGAGATCTTGTTGCCATATAAGATCGAAAAAGCGAAGTGGGATATTTCAAATCTCAAAGCTGACGTGAATCTTGCCAAAGCTGTTGAACGGGAGAGAGCGGCTAACGTCAGCTATAAAAATGCGATGGCGGAAGAGATTCGTAGAGGCCGTGGTCGGGGTAGTAATGCCTCCGCTCAATGGCTTGGGCCGGGTAAAGGTTTCTCATCTGGCTCTACTGGTGGTGACGCCTCTAAATATAACATTGATCGATCGGGGCTTCCGGTGGTTGAGCCTGATTTTACGGTGGATGGTGAAGAGCCTTCGGATGAGGAGCCGTGGGATAACGCCAATCCTAATGACTTTGAAAGGCTTCCAGACTTAGGAAAACCCGTCGAAGATATGCCGGCTGACCCAGTCGAAACGTCTTCCAATAATCCTCTTCGGCCCGAAGACCCGGCGGCAATTTTTGCTGATCTCAATACCACTCCGGGTGAGTTGATGCCGCGTCAATCGGAAGGCTGGGCCAATCCTTTGGCGCAGATTGATGAAGACGCCGCGAGTGTTCCTATCGGAGCACAAAAGTTCGACACGGGGTTGGCTGACACGACGACGCCTTCAAATCTTTCCGAAGACGCCACGGACAGACTAAACCGTATCGTCGGACCTGTGCCGGAACAGACCGCGCAAGAGCCGACCAAAGACGAGCAAATTCTCCAGGATGTCCTAGGGCGGTATAAGACTTTGCAGCAGAACCGTAATGCTGATTTCGAATCTGCCGCGATGCAGAGCGGACGAGTGGATTTGCGTCCCATAGAAAAATTCTACAAGGACGAGGAACTCGCGCTGTTCCAAGAAGCCGATGCTGTGGTCACGCCTTTGGTGGCAGGACTATCCCCCGCCGCGCAGGATTCTTACCTCAAGCAAACCACCGCCGCGCGGCCCGTCTTCCCGCTTACCGCCTACAACCGCGCTATGGCAATGGACGAAAGATCCAAGGCCAATCCGCCAGCGGAAAATCCGGCTGACCTCTACAAGCAAAAAGAAAGTCTCATCACTGCATACAACGCCGAAGGACGCGACATCTACGCCGACCCAGATGGACGGGCAAAATTAAATTCATTAGATAGCCGGATAAAACGTGCGGAAACCGCTTCGGGAACCGAGTTTCCCTCGGCATGGGATAAGGTCACCGAGACGTTTACCAACGAAGCGTTTCTTGAATCCAAACGCAAGTTGCGTGAACCGGAGTTCAATTACCTAGGTCGTCAAGTAAACAGCGGAGAGATCGACAAGCTAGTGCAAAATGAAGTGCTGCGGCGCAACGAGCTCCTGACTTCACCGGAGCTCCGGAACCAGCTTCGGGTGACACGGGACAGCTACACGGTTTACGACAAAAACGATCGCGTGGACCGCGATGCAACCAATGCCGAACGGCAGCGCCAGCTTGCCACATTGGCCCCGAACGAACCTTACGAAGCCGAAGACGGTTCGATCAAGACGTGGAGTCCTAGGGCTGAACGTCCGAAGCGGGAAGCAGCAGCCGCCCAACCCAAACCGCTGTCGCTTGTCGATGAAATCAACCAAGCTGCGGAAGCGGATCGTCGGGACCGCACGGTGCGTAGCTTGCAGCCCAAGTTTGAGCAGAGAAAAGCGGAGCAAGACGAACGGATTGCAAAAGCTGAACGGCGTCAGAAAATACAGAATCTCAACGGCGAAAAAGCTAGAATCGATAAAGCTGTCCGCGAGTCCGGGCTGGGGGAAGACTCTGATGTGATCCAACGGGCTAGGGCGGAGCAAGCGAGGATACAGTCGGAATTGGATAGTCTACAAGGGGAACCTGAAGTTGAATCGCAAGGCAGCAGCGGGGAAACAAAGAAAGAAACACCTACCCGAATTCAAGGTGGTCTAGACTTCGGCCTAGGAGAAACTATTTCCAAACTCCTAACCCCCGAAGAGTCTTCTGATCCAGAAATCCGCGATGAGTTCGCCAAAAACTTCAGTTGGAGGTATGACGGCAAACCACCTAAGATTGTAAAACTCGGGGCCGATCCTTTTTCTAAAGATAGTCGAAAATATCTAGACGAAACGTGGCCTGTTCCGGACGGTAAGCCTGAAGGTAAATTCACCCTTCTTAAAGTAAACGGAAATTGGTATGCGGAGGAAAGAGAGCCTACTTCTCAAAAAAGAAAAATCGTAGAGCGTTTGGCGAGGCGAGCCGAAGATCCTGATGAAGCGCCTAAGTTGAATAATCTAGAGCGGGCAATCTTAGAGAAAGAAGGATATTATCAACCTTCTGAAGAGCCGGAATCGCGTCGTCAAGGCGCGGGAGCCGCTAACATGTTGGGTGACGCCGTAAACGCCATTTACGGCTGGAAATATGATGGCAGAGAACCTGGCCCTTGGTGGCAGGGATCTCGAATCTACAAGAAACGGGAGCAATAGGTAATAACAGCGCAAGATAAGCGTTCTGCGCTATATTAACGGATGGCAATTCGGGATACGATCAATCTGCTGACCGAGGACGAGCCGCTGGAGTTGCTGGATACCTTCCGGTCCCGGCGGGAGAGCTTTGACGAACCGGCCACGTTGGATCTGGCCTCGGACCCTGAAGCGGAAGCTCAAGACTTCGCGGACATGCCGCAAGAGCCGGTGGAGATGCCGCCGGACGAAACCGAGCGGGCCGAACGTCGCCGTCAGGCGATGGACGAATTTTATTCCGACCCTACTAATATCGAGGGGCTTCAAGAGAACGACGATGAGCTCCCCGGTGAAGGCGTCGGTTTGGCTCGGTTCCGCCCTTCGGCGGGTGAAGAATACGGCATCGGTCTGCGCCGGGGCGGCAAGCAGCTTCAGGGATTGGCTGGAGGGTTCATTGGCCTGGTCTCAGATGCCCTAGGAATCGAAGCCGGAGCCGACTGGGGATTGGAACAATATCGCTCGGCGATGGAAGAAGCGGCCGAAAGCGAAGCCTTTATCACCGATCCCTTCGAGCAGATCGACGGCATTGGTGATGCCGGTCTTTACGCCGCTGGTCTTCTGGGTGAGCAGACCTACCAACTGATGTCTTCCGTCCTCGGCGCGGGCATCGGCTACGGGGTGGGGCGTTCGATCGCCAACCGCGTCATCGCCAACGAGATCGGCAAACGCACAGCGGCCGGGCTGACTAAAGAAGCAGCAGAGAAAGCGGTCCGCGACGAAGTCACTGAGAACGCTTTGCGAGTCGCTTCAATTCCGGTCTCGGAAAAAGGATTCTCCAAAGGCGGTGCCATTACCGGTGCTTACCTCACCAACTTCGGCATGATCTCCGGCGGGACCTACGGGCAGATCGAGGAAGAAACCGGACTACGCGACCCCGGCACAGCAGCGGCATTCTCGGCTGGCGGTGCGGCACTCGACACGTTGGGTGAAGTTTTTCTAGCCAGCAAGTTCCTCAAACCATTCTCCCGCGGCGTGGAAGCCAAGCCGGGTATCAGTCTTCCGGCGAAACCTAGGACCGTGGGTGGTGTCGCACGCAGCGCGGGCCTTGGCGCGTTGACCGGTGGCGCGGTGGAGGGTGGAGTTGAGGGCGCTCAAACTGGCATTGAACAAGCAGCGGTCGGTGCCGCTGACCCGGATCAGACGATTGGCGAGCGGCTAGCTGCACCGGGAGCCAGCCGGGAACGGGCTATTGCCGCAGCCGCCGGCTTCACAGTCGGCGGTGCCCTAGGAGGTCCTGGCGGAGTCCTGGAAGCCCTGGCTCCTAAGACGGCGCAAAAGATCCGAGACAAAGGAACCCAGGAAAACCAGGAGCAGGAACAACCCGCGCCCAGCGAACTCCCTGGTGATTGGTCCGAAACGATCACGGTCGGCGGACTTCCGATGCGCTACAGCGAAGCCATCGACCAATGGGCCGTGGTCAATCCTCCTGAGAACTTTCCCAACACAACGAATCTCGCTGACGGCACCCGCGTTTACTTGGTCCCGGAGCGCACTTCGAGCGGCCAAGCCCTGTCGCAAGCAGCCCGTGCCCGGCTCTCGGCCCTTCGCGGCGAGAACGTCGAAGGCATCGAAGACTTTACTGAAGACGAGCAGCAGGAAGAAGAGGGTGAGGAAACCGAACTGACGCCGTTCTCGGCCAACACTCCGGTCCTCTTCAAACCTTTCGACGGTGACACGCAACTCAAAGCCATCGTTCGCGGCTATGACGCCGACGGCAATGCCGAGATCGACGTGTTCGATCCGGAGAACGTGCTTGGTGCTCCGGAAGGGAAAGCGCGGACCAACCTCGCGCCGTGGTGGTCGGAGAAGTCCGGACTGACCCAGCCAGAGCGGACCCAGCCGGAAAATGTCGGGGAGATAGAAACCGCGCGTGGCGGTTTGTCGATTGGTCCGAGGATCGTGGCCCGCCGCGAAGTGGTCTCCAAAGACCAGCTTGGCCGTCTGGCGCTCGATGCCGAAGCCCAGCTTACCGACGAGCAGCGCCAGCGTCAGGAAACCCTCAAAGCTGAATTGCTGGCCCGTCGTGCCAAGCCGGGTCTGGATGTTTCCGACGACGAATCTTCGGTCGACGCCGAACAAGAGCAGATCGACGAAGCCCAGCAGCGCGATCGGGGCGAGTCCGAAGCCTTCATCAATTCTCTGGACCCCGGCACCCCGGTTTCGGTGATCCGGTTCAATCCTGAAGGACGCACGACACTCGGACGGAACGACGGTCAACGGTTCGAAGATGCTTTCTTCCTGCGCCGTCTTTCCAACGGCAACGCTCTCTTCCAACTCCGCCCCGTGCGCCGTGCCGACCAGCGGACCAGTGAAGTGCCGCCCAAAGGCGGATCGCGAGAGCAGTTGGAACCCGGAGTGGAATTCCAAGGAGCTTCGCCGCGCAAAGAATTTGTCGCCGAGCGCACGGCCAACATGATCGAGTTGAAGCCGTCGGAATTTAATCTGGTCACCTTCCGCGGGCTTCCGACGAGCCGCCCAGCCAATCCGATCGACGATCAAATCAATGACATCGTTGCCGCCTTGGGTGGAAATCCTTCCGGGCAGGAGTTGGCCGCGGCCCTAGGAACGATTTACGAAGGCCCCGGCTTCCCGACACGGTCGTTCTTCCGCGACGGCGTGGCTACCGGCAACAACCCCGGCATCGGCATCCGTTGGCGTAACAAGCGGGACGGCTCACCGGAAAAGGTCGGGCAATCTTACGGCATCTTTGGTTTGCGTTGGATGGGTGAAGAGGGGACAGCCGGTCGTCCGGAGAAAGTCGAAATGCCCCAGATCCCGCGCAAGCAACGGCAGGGCGAAGATCGTGCTGCTGCGGCCGAGCGTTATGGCCGTGAGATGGGGACTTACAAAAACACCCTCGACGGATTGGCTCTCAACACTCTGAGGCAGATGGACCGCGGTTTGGTGGTCGAAGTCGAGGGCGGCTTCGAGGTCGAGCGTATGCTGCGCGATCCGCTGCGGACATTCGAGTTGGAGCAGATTCCCGACACGCGCCGGGCGACTTACCAAGAGCCTTCGAAGAGTGGACGAAGCACCGTTACGCGGACACGCCCTAGGAGGTTCCGGGTTACCGCCGTCCGCTGGCGCGGAAACATTGCACGCCAGGGTAAGAATCCTTTGGACTTCAGCATCTCCGCGGCGCTCGATCCGCTGTCGCCTGAAGCGGAAAGCCGGGCGCGTCAGCAACTCAAAGAAACCGGTGAGACGGATTACCGCCCTTCACAAGTCGCCGGGACCCAGCGGGGGTTGGGAATTCTCAAGGACATTTATCGTTTCGACCTACGTCGCCGCGAGCAAAGCGAAACCGCGCAGGGCACTTCGCAGACTTCCCTGACCCGCCTGCTGCAACAGTCGCGCATGACCGACGCGCAGCTTCGCGAGGCGGGCAAGACCCGCGAGCAGGTGGAAAAAGAACTGGCCGATCTCGGCACTGCCATTGTCGAACGCCCGGATGTCGGCATCGGCAAACTGCGAGAGTTTGCCCAGCGCACGCAAAGCGGTCGCTATGAATTTGTCGCCACTTCCGAAGCTCGTCTTCGGGCAATCGAGTTGTCCGGTGGCCGCGAACCGAACAAAGCCCAATTAGACCGGGCGATCGACGAAACACTGGCTGCGGAAAATCTGACCCGCGACGAAGTAATAACTGCGCTGACCGAGTTCGATAAGAGCGTCGAGTTCCTTGCTTCGCTTGATCCGGACGCCCGCAATGTGGTGGAGAAGCTCCTCACCGACGTCGACAACTATGTCAATGCTTCGAGGCAAGTCCCGACAAGGACTCCCGGCACCGCACGGGCCGACATCCTCGATCTGGCTTTGGTCCGAGCCAAGAACACGCGGCTGCGCGACATCCGTATGGCCATCGAACGCGCCAAGAAAAAAGGCGGACGACCGATCCAAAACCTTTCCGTCCGTGATCGCGGCAACATCATGCGTCTTTACCTTGAAGCCCTCGACGAGATCCGCGCCGAGCGGGCCGACAAACGGGTGCAGGCCGAAGAGACAAAGATTTATGGTGGCACTCGCGGGCGTTCCGACCAGATCCAACAACTGCTGGCCGAAGCCCGTGAAGCGGGAATCCAAGACGCGGCAACCATTCTCGACAGAAAAACACCGATCGACAAAGCGCGGCGGCTCATCGCCGAAGCCCGTCGCGGGATGCGGCGCACGGAACGCAGCGTGGCTCCCGGTGCGGGGCAGGCGCAGCGCCTTATGCGCGACATCGAGAACGTGGTGGAGCGTGGCGGTGTATCGGGGGTGCCGGATGCCAAATCCGTTTTCGAGCGGATGGAAGCTCTCGTCGAAAGCGGTGCTATCCCGCAAGCCAAGAAAGACTTGGTCCGCACTAACCTCCTCAACGAGACGCAGGCCAACCTCGAAAAAGATTTCAAAGAAGCCAAAGCGAGGGTCATCAAAAAACTGGAGAATGACCAATCCCGCTACCGTGACGAGCCTGCCCGTGATGTTTTCCCAAGGGAAAAAACCTCGAAAAGCGGTAAGAGCATCGCGGCCAAACGTGTTCCGGCCCGACGAGTTCTGACCGTCCCGACCGCGCAGATCCGCGCCGAATACGACTACCTCGAAAACATTCCGAAAGTCTTCGGTGACTTGCTCAAGAAGAACCCGTTTTTCACCGTAGTCGATGCCGTGCGTTCCGCGGCTCGCAGCCTTGAATCCCAGCAAAGGCTGGGTCGTGCCGAGTCGATGCCGCAAGGCGAGCCCGCGCCCGCGCAAAGTCAGCAGGAGCTCCTCGAAGAGACCAACCGCCCCGACCGCTTCGGCATGGACGCGCCAAACTTCGCCCGCCGCGAATACTGGCGCAGGGTCGAGGACCTCGACAACGTGTTTGGAAACGGAGCCCGTGCGCTTCTCTTCCGCGGCTTCGGACTGACCGAGAGCGGCAAACGTGCCGTGACCCAAGGCAAAGCGAACCAATTCTACCGCGCCTTCCTCGAAATGACCGAGACGGGCAAACTCAGCCCGAAGACGTTGCGCCGCTGGTCGGCCCGTAAAAACTTCCCCGCGGGAGATCGCGCAAGATTTATCCGCATTCTGGATTACCTTATAGATCCTAACCAATATGGACGCAGAACAGCCCAACCAGCGGCCCGCGCAGTCGGAGCCTCAACGCAACCCCTCACCGTCGCCCAACCGGGAGTCGCAGGAGATCCTAGGACCCAACGGGGAGTCGCCCCTCGACCCGATAGTGGCCCCATTACTCGCGGCCTATCTGCTGAACAACTCATGGCCGGAACTGGCGAGTCGCGTCCCGAAGGATCTGCTCGACAGGATGGGGTCGGGGGACCAGTTGGCGCTGGGGGAACTGCTGCAAGCGGACCCGGAACTGTTCGAGACGGAGCCGCTGGAGGCGTTCGAGGACCTGGCATTCGAGTCGCTTCTCAACCCCGAACGATCCGAACTCTCTCCCGAGCAGCTACCCGACGACTCGTCGGACTCGCCGGACGAAGTGCCGGTCTAACCGACGCCGAACTGGCGGCGATCCCGGACGAAGAAATCCGCCGGGCCTACGTCGCCTTGATGACCACGGCCGATCAAACGGCCACGTTGGCGGGACGCAATGCCATCGGGCAAAGCCCCGTGCCGATGGCCGAACGGTTCACCCAGACAGGCGAGCAGCTTCTTACTGCCGCTGCCAAGGAAAATGCGGACTACATGGCGAACAAGCAGCGTGTCGATCGCCTGCGGCAGAATATCGGTCTCGCCCTGCGGGCGCGGGCGTTCGGCAATCCTTCCGAGTTTTTCAAAGCCGTTGCGGCCGACAATCAGCAGCCCGCCAACCTGCGGATGCTGGCCAAGGAGTTCCTCAAGCTCCAAGGCCGCGGCCTCGACATCGACGGGGTCGCCCTGCAAGTCGGCGCTTTCGGGCGCAATTTCAACAGCGACCCGATCACCGAGAAGGAGATCAAGTCGAAGATCCGGCTCAAGGACGGCGTCTACACGGTTTCGACTTCGGCTGGAAAAGTCACGCACAGCGGCACACCGGACACCAATCCCGAGGGTCGGGCGCGGGCCACAGCCATCCGGGATATCCAGATGTCGCGTGCCGCCAAGTTTGCCGGACGTGCCACCCGGCAGCAGACGGCCCTAGGGGATGACGCCGTCTTCGATACAGGCGCTTACGCTCTCTACATCAACCTCGATGCGCCGCACCCTAACGGCAGTCCGGTTGGGACCGTTCTCCATGAGTTCAACCATGTGGTGCTCGACGCCAAGATCGACGGTCTGATCGAGCTCAATCCGACCGAGCGTGCCGCGCTGGAGCGGCTGCGGGCCGAACGCCGTGCTGCGGTGATCGAAGCCGCCCGCCGCCTCGACATCGACTTGCCGTCCAACCCGTCAGAGGCCGAGATCGATTCGGCGTCACAACAGATTTACCAGTTGGCTGAGACCATCACGCCGGAGCAGCTTGACGCCCTAGGAATCGACAACGCTCGCGCTCTCGATGCCCTGACCAGCGACCGGGAATTCGCCAACGACATCATCAGCCGGCCCGACGTGGCCGATCTCCTGGTGAACCTGGGTCGCGGCAAAGCCGGGGGCAAGCCGACCACGCTCCTAGGAGCCATCCGCAAAGCCTGGGACGCCCTGGTTGAATTGATCTCTGGAGTCAAAGCCGACCCGAACTCGCCGCTGGCGCGGGCTTTCAAGGACAGTTGGACTTTGGTCTACGCCAGCAACGGGGCAGAAATGGACGACACGTCCTTCACCATGCCCGAGGTGATGCGCTCCGAGCTTGCCGCCGAGATGCAGACCCAAGCCGAGGTCAACGCTTTCATCGAGCGCGAGCTCGACCGCCGCAATCTGGCCGGAACCGCCGAAGAGCGAAACCGCTTGCTCTCCGAGTTCCGTAAGGAAACCGAACCAGAAGCCCCAGCCCAAGAAGAGGGGGCGACCGAAGAGGACACCGAGATCGACGAGGAAGAGCAGCTTCGTCTGGCCCGCCAGCGGGTGCTCCGCGCGATGGGTATGGAGGGCCGTGAAGACGATCCGGAGGTGTCGGCGTTCGATCCGGATGTAGTCAGTCGCGCCGTCGAAGTCATGTCCGAAAACGAATTCGTGCAGTGGGCGCAGGCCAACGGATTCCAGTTCCTCGACCCGCGTGCCGTTTACCGGAACACGATTCTGGAGAAAGCGATCCGCGATGCAGGAAAGCCTCCCGTCCCAAAGCAGAAGCAAAAACAGGCCAAGGCCGAACCCAAGAAAGAGGACGACGACACCGATCCGCCGCCTCCGCCTCCGGGCGGCAAGCCTCCTAGGAAGCCGCCGACGCAAACACCGCCCGGAAAAAGCCAAGCTCCTCCGACGCCCGCGCCGCCTCCACAACGCAGAGACCGCGGGACTCTCGGCGTAACCCCGCTGACACCCAAAGCCCGCGCCAAAAAACTTTTGGATTCGATCCCCGAGGAAAACCGCGGGCAGTTCAAAACTTCGAAAGGTGATGTCCAAGCCGGAACCCGCATCTACAAACGGTCACGGGCCAAGGATGGTTCACTGAAAGAAACCCGGTCCGGAGAGGTAAGTCAGTCCGTGCATTTCGTGACGCGGGTCGTAGGCGACAAAGTCTTCACCCTGCCAGCAATCACTTTCGATTCAGGTTCGCGATCGGCGCAGTGGAACGACCAGCAGGAATACTCACAAAAAGATTTCCAAGATCTCGTCAAGAAAGGCGACATCGAGGTCGAAACCGACCCCGCCCTTCCCGTGGGAAGAAGCGTCTACTCGCCAGAAGAAGGCCGCATGATTTCTGTTATGCCCGCCGCAACGCAGATAGATCCTGACGCCACGGCCGGTGCTGCACCCGTCAATGAAAACGCGCCCGATTTTGTTGATGTGCCGCCTAGCGAATCCCGCATCGAAGCCTTCCGTCCAAGAGTCATCGAGCCGGTGACCAAAAAGACCTACACCGGCGGCACCTACACGATGAAGGGTATCCTGCGTTCAGTCTTCGAGTATCTCGATCCTAGGGCAGGGGATATGTGGCTCAAGAGCCGGGCGGCGATCAAGGCCGAGGCCAGCCGGGTTGACGATTTGGCGGACATCCTCAAGAAGCAGCTTTCCGAGTTGAAGAAGCAAGGCCAGGAGTTCTCCTCAGACCTTCTCAACACCGCCCTAGGAAACCTGGAGAACCCGCTGACCACCGATCAGATCAGGGAAATCGAATCTCTTTCCGGTGGCCGGACGACTTTCACCGGAGAAGACGGCGAGACTTACACGACCGATCCCGCAGGCGAACTGCGTGACGAGTATCTCCGCGCCAACCGCAACGCTTTCCGTGCCAAGCAACGTCTGGCCCTCAAAGAGCTTCCGGAAAACGTGGCCAGCACCATCGCCGAGATGTCGGCGCACATCGAATCGCTTTCCAAGAAACTTCCGAAGGAAGGCATTGTCCACGGCGACCTCAAGATCACGGTCGACGAAGCCCTAGGAATTTATCTCAACCGCAGTTACGCAATCTTCGACGATCCGAAGTGGGCGGACAAAGTGAAGAAGAACGCTCCGGTCATCGCCGCGGCCCGCCGCTATATCAAAAACCAACTGGTCAAAGACAAGGCGAGCGAACTCTTTTCCATCGCGCAGGAAAGCGGAAGCCCGATCTCCAAGGAGGAGGCTTTGCGGCGAGCCGGTGAGGTCGTCATCGATGACGATGTGGAAACAGCTTTGGAAAGCTACTTGTCGGTCGGGCTCGACGCGCCGTCGATCGGCATCCTTTCCGGACGCATCCCCGGACAAAAGAATCTTTCGATCCTCTACAACCGCAAAAACATTGCCCCTGAGATTCAAGCTCTGTGGGGGCGTTACGACGATCCGACGATCAACTACGCCAAGTCCGTCCTCAAGCTGGCCTCATTAGTCTCCAACCACCAGTTCCTCAAGGAGCTCCGCGCCGAAGGTCTCAAGGAAGGCTGGCTCTGGGATCCCAACTCAAACACCGAAAAGCCGGTTGGGTTCCAGCGCATCGCGAGCGAGAAGAACCGCTCTCTCGAACCGCTGGCTGGCATGTATGCCATGCCCGAGTTCCTCCGCGGTTTGGAGACGGTCTTCTCTCCCGACACGCTGGAATCGCACAACTACTTGATGCGCTACTTGACCAAAGCCACAGGCATCACGATGGGTATGCAGACGGTCGGTTCCTACGCGGCACAGGTCCGCAACTACTTGGGCAACTTTCTCAAGCTGCTGGCGACAGGGAATTTGGGACTGGGCGACATCGCCAATCCCGAATGGCGCAAAAATCTGGCCTTCGCGCACCGCGCCGCCATCGCCGATGTTTTCAAGAGCTACGGGAAACAGGACCGCAAATTCTGGCGCAACGAGATCGACAAGCTCATTCGGCTCGGGGTCTTCGGCGAGTCGATCACCACCAACCTGATCGACGACTTGGTCGGCTTGAGCAAAGCGGCGACCGACGGGCAGTTCGACAACAAGTTCAACCAGATCATCGGACGCCCCGCCATGCAGATTGCCAAGCTGGCGCAGGATACCTATGCGGCTGGCGACAACATCTTCAAGGCGATGATCTTCTTCTCGGAGCGGGCCAAATACGCCAAAGCCATGCCCGAGCTCGACAAGCAAAACGTCGACGCCGAACTGGGCATCACCGACCTCGACCGCAAGGCCGCGCAGATTTCCCGCGACATTCACTGGACCTACTCGCTGGCTCCGCAGATCGTGCAAGATCTCAAGCGCGGTCCGGGCGTGTTCATCGCGCCGTTCATCACCTTCACCACCGAAGTCATCCGCACGACGATCAACACTTTCAACCTCGCACGGCAGGAGATTCGCGACGGGCGGGCCAGCGGCAACCAAGACCTCGAAGCGATCGGTTGGGGGCGCATCCGCGGTCTTACCGCGGCAGCATTGCTGCCCTCGGCGGTCGGCGCTGGTATCGCGGCTATGTTCGGGAACGACGGCGAAGATGAAGAAAACCTGCGCCGCTTCCTGCCCGACTGGCAGAAGAACAACCAGTTGGTCATGCTCGGTAACGAAAACGGGAAGATCAGCTTCATCGACATGTCTTTCCTCGACCCGCACGAGTATTTCAAAAAGCCGCTCAAAGCCTTCTGGCGTTCCCTTACCGACGATGACGCCACCGCCACCGAACGGATCAGCGGGTCAGTCATCAGCGCGGTCGGTGAAATACTCAACCCGTTTACTAGCGAGCAGATCTTCGCCGGAGCTATCGCCGACGTGGCCCGCAACCGCGACGAGGCCGGACGCCAAGTCTGGAACCCGCAGGACACCGCCGCCCGCAAAGGTATGGCTGTGGCCAACCACATCTTCATTCAACCGTTTATGCCCGGCACCGGACGAAGCCTCGGACGTATCGGAGCCGCGGCGCTCGGCTGGCAGGGAGACACAGGGCGGGCTTACAGCCTACCCAATGAACTGGCCAGCATGTTCCTAGGACAGCGCATCAGCCAAGTGGACGTCAATCAGGCCCTAGGGTTCTCGGTCAACCGTTTCCTCCGCGGTCAGCGGGACGCCTCGACCTTATTCACAAGAGAGTTCACCAGTGAGGGAACCCGCTCCCCCGCTGGGATTGTGTCGTCCTATGACCGGGCCAATGAAGCTCACCTCTCCCTGGTCTCGCAGATGCGGAAAGACTACAAAGCGGCCCTAGGGCTGGGCGGCATGACCGTGGACTCGACCCGCCGGAAGATGAAAGAGGCCGGCATGGGTAAGGAGAGTATCAAAGAAGTAACCACCGGCATCTTCACGCCCTACCAAGCCAGCAAAGAAATGGTCGATAGCGTCCGCCGCCGCGGTCTCAACGACCGGATCAACGCCTACGAACAGGCTCGCGACATGGTCCCGCAGCGAGAAGTCCTGCAATAACATTATGATAGTGAAAGACCCGAGCGTCATGCCTCCGGGGGGTTGGCGCTACATCCAGCCCGAGACGGGCTTCGAGTTCTCGGCCTCGACCCTGCGTGCGGTTGTTCAGAAAGTAACCGAGCATCGCAAAGCCAATGGGCTGACCCTAGGGGATCCTAGGGCGGACATAGAAGACTTCGTCTGTGCCCAGCTTCCGGCCGGCAGCGCCGACTGCACCCACGTCATCGACGGGGACTACGCTCTCAAGTCGCACTTCACAATGGAGGACGTGAAGCGGTTCATCCAAGCGGCCATCTCGGCACTCGGCTCCCGTGGGCTCGTCGATCAAGCCGAAGCCGAACGCCGTGCCGCGATCTGTGCCGCATGTCCCCTCAACACGACCGTTGGCGGATGCTGGCGGTGCAAGGGGTTAGCCGATTGGCTCTTCAAGCTGATCGGTGCGCGGAACACGGCACACGCTGGACGGCTTAATCAGTGCGGTGTGTGCGGCTGTTCGATCAAGGCGAAGATCTGGCTCCCGCTTGATGTGGCGCAAGGAGTCAGTGAAGGATATAAATTCCCATCCTGGTGCTGGCTCAATGGAAACGGTTCGGAATAATTATCTTGGACTCTTCCGCTGGTTCCTCCGGAAGCTCTTCCCCCTTCATCTTCGCGACCTCCCGCTGGAGAGCGCGATTGACCTGATTGGAAAGGGTGACCGAGGAATTGATCGCGTTAAGAAGAAGCGTCTGCTGAAAGAAGACTTGCTCAAGTAGGGCGTCTCCTTCGGACATACCTTCCTTCTCAGCGGCCTCGTGTTTCTTGCCGAGGTAAGTGGCGACAGCTTTCAGGCTGTGGCTGTGGATGGGGGCATCGATGGGCTGTGTGGTTTCTTCGTTCATAAATCTTTCTCCAAGACAATCGCCCACGAGTAGTCGGCGAAGTCTTCCTCGGCCAAGACCTTGGCGCGGATGTTGCCGGTCTTCAGCACGCGCTTCTTGAAGGTCTTGAGTGAGTAGTCGGCTTCTTTATGGGCGGCGTTGAGTCCTTGTCCGGTGGCCGCGCAGTGGGCCTCGAAACGCTGCTGGTCGGGGGCCAAGATAAGCAAACGCCCGCCCGGCTTGAGAACGCGGAGCCATTCTTTGACCGCGATGATCTGGTCGGCGTAGGTGAAGTCTTCGATCAGGTGCGAGGCGTAGACCCAGTCGAGGGTGCTGGGCTTGAAAGGCAGCTTGCGGGCGTCACCCCCCAAGTGCTGCGGGGCCGAGCCGACCGAGGTGTAGGGCTGGGTCATGTCGAAACAGATGGCATGTGGCACGAGCGGGTCGCCGCCATAGCCCAAGTCGATGCCGTAGCCCTGCGTATACGGCAGGAACCAATCGCGGTGTTTGCTTGTTTCACTCATAATACTTGCTTGAGGATCTCCAAGCGGCGCTCGTTTTCGAGGGCGGGCAGATGGAGGATGAGATCCCCTTTCTGCCAGTGAGCTTCTTCGGCTCCAGGGTATTCGTAAGCCCCCGGCCAATAGGAATTCATGGTGCGTTGGGCGCGGATGTCGAGGAGGCGGTCATACGGTGGATGCGAGGTCAGCCAACGGATCGCTGTTTGCTCGGGGTTGATTAGGTTGGCAACCAACTGCCGGCCGTAGCCGGAAAGGGCAAAGAAGAACTGGCGGGTGAGGAGGCTATTGGCGATGAACATGACCCCGGCATTGGGACCGTGGACATCACAAGTCAAAGCGAGCGACGAGGATCTGGGTTCGCACTTGGCCGGATTGGTTACCGCGGCATCGGCATCGAGCCAACAGACCAAGCGGTGACCGCGCTCCAAGTATTCACGGATCATCGCGACCTTGGCCCAGAGACACCCTTCCTGCGGCACGGTGCGTGCTTCATGGTGCATGGACCATGTTTCAGCGAGCCGTGCATGGGTCGGCACGGTCAGGGCTGCGACCTCGGACATGTTCTCCGAGTAGCAAGTGATGACGGCGGGATTCATCTCACCCAATCCTCCGGTATCTCCACATCCCAATCGCGCCCGTCCATCGGGTTGCCGTAAATGCGAATGTCTTCGGAGAAGAAATGTTTCACGATTCCGGTGTGTTGCAGCCGGACGACCCAGACCGAATTCACGCCGGTTCCAGTCGATACGATTCCGTAATCGACAAAAAGAAATGCATCGCCCTGTCCAAGCGGGGTATGAACGGAGATCGGCGCTTTGAACTCGTGGATCATAGAACGCCCAAGAACCGCAACGCGCCGAGGGTCGCCCAGATAATGCCGCCCCAGAAGATGAAGTTGAACATCGCCAATAGCGCGAGGAACACGCCGACCTTAAGGAAGGTGCTCATTAGTCCCAATGCCGCTGCGTTCCGGTGAGTTGTCCGGACATCATCCGTTCGAGCACGGCTTCCACGTCCCAAGGGTAGGGGCCGCGGGCGTAGCACGTTTGGACCCCGAAGTAGTCGCTGAACTTTTCACGGTCCAAGCCTCCATCGATCACCTTTTCATCGAGATCGGTCCATGTGACATGCTCCACCGGATCTTCGATCACGGTCATCCCGAGTTGGGCGATGCGCGGGTATTCGGTGGTCACCATAAATCTTTGCAGGCCCAATACCCTGCGGTGGATTTATCCTTCTTGGCCGCGCAGTTGTGGCGGCTTCGGAAGTTGGCGCGGCGTTTCGGGTTCTTGTGCTTGGTAAAGTCCGACATCGAGGAGTCCCCGAAGTGGACGACCTTCGCCGTTCCCGCCTTCTTGCCCGGCACAAAGACCGACTTCTTCTTCGCGGCCGGAGTGATGCCGGCCATCTTGCGCGGCTTGTAGAGCGTGACCTTCTTGCCTTTGTAGGTAGCCATGATTACCTCCGCTTCTTCGCTGCGAATCCGCCACGCTTGGACTTCATCTTCGCGTAGGTCTTCGGTTCGATGGTTGACTTCGACTTAGGACGGGACGTGCCCGCCTTCCGGCGTTTGTTTATGTTTTCGTATAGGCTCATAGGAAATATTTGAAGAAGACGATTGTGGCGAAAGCGGCCCAGCCGATGAGCAGACCCGTCGCCATGTCGCGTGGTTCTAACATCGCACCAGTTCCCTGATCTCCTTGTCGTAGCGGTCGAGCATCGCCCCGCACATGCCGGACGCCTCGTCGTGACTGCCGATGGAATGAAAGCCGCAGAGGATGCGGATCTCCTCGTGGACATCCGTGTATCGGTCGTAGAGTTCGATGAACCTCATCTTCCAAGCAACGTCGCCGTCACTCTCCTCCTTGGTCAGTTTTCTTCTTGTTCGCTTTTTTGGTGGCATAAAGTTTCTGACTTCCGAAGACCGCCGAAAGGGCCTTTTCAATGTCTTCCACGATGGCATTGACTGCCTCCACTTCGGCCTCCTCCATACTCCCGCCGGTGATCTCCTGTTTGCGCTCGGCCATGTCCATGCAACCCGCCTCGTAGGCGACATTCCATGTCAAATCGAAGAGCCGGCGAGCCGCTTCGGGTGAGTGTTGTTTGAACGCCATCGAGGGATCGCGTTGCAACAGAATGGCCCAGAGTTTTTCTTTATTCATACAAGGATACCGTCGTTGTGCTTGGCCACCCAGCGGCACACTTCTCCGGCCAGCTTTCCGATTTCCTCAACAGCGTCCTCATCAATGTCGAAAAGGCGGGCATGGATAAGTTCATGGCAGACAAGCTCGATTCCCCGATGTCCGATCGCTTCGGGGTGGATGTATATGACTCGATCGTCCTTCACGCAGAGCCCGTCGAGGGGCTCCCGTGAAGGCGGTCGCTGTAGCCGGATGGTCCATGACTTGCCGTCGATCTTGACCCGTTTGGTGCGGACTCGGCGCATCTGGAACAGTGGCACAGTTATTATTCATGGGCAACTAACCCCTCAGAGTCTTGCCGACGGAAGGATGTCGGGCGACTAGCCCCCGGAGATAAGCCCGAACCACGGCGTTGGCCCCGTCATAGACCGCTTGGTCCACTCTTTCGGGGTTCCAATGCCTCGTGTGCCGTGCCCAATCCAAGGCAAACTGCCGGATGGCGGCTTTGTTGATGAGGCTGTGAGCCCTTGTGCGGAACGGGGCGTCAACGGGAGCCCCGACTTCTGTAGGTTTGTCTGGTAAGGTCATGGTCAGAAGCAGTAGGGGTTACCTTCGGCCAAGGGCAGCGTCTTGGGGCGGATGCCCTCGGGTTGCTCCCAGACCAGACTCCTCGGTGCCGGAGCGGTGCCGTCGAAGACGACCCGCAAGGGCTGGAGTTGCTGGGTCGGAGGATCGGCCAGCGGCAGGAATGCCGCCGCGACGATGACCGGCAGGGCCGCGCAGAGCCGCGCAAAGGCGGCTCGGCAGCGCGACCACAGGGTCGGGCGGATTTGACTCGGGGTGGACAGTGCCGCCCAGAGGTAGGGGTAAGCCTCGGCCGGAAGGCAGGAGGCGTTGGGATTGAAGTCTCGGTAGTTCATGGTTTTGGTTTCCTTTCGTTTGGGTAGCTGAACCAAGGCCCGCGCCCTGCCCCCATCAAAGTTGATGGCGACACGGGACACGGTGCATGGTTCAGGGTTCATTTGGTTAGTCTGACAATGTGGAGTTATTATTCGTTCAAACGGATGTTTCATTGGTTCGGAATCGCCCGCAGCGTTCGCACCAAGGCATCGGCCATGCCGAAGAGCGAGTCGCGGCTGAGTGAGTAGTCGAAGTTTGCCCGCAGCTTGCCCGAGTAATCACGTTCGGAGCAGCAAAGCCCGAGCGTGTAGACTCCACGAGCCCGCAACGAATCGCGGACAAACGGTTCATCGGTGATCTCACCGTCGGTGTAGACGACAGCGAGCTTGGACCTCTTGGCGACCTCGTCGAAGACGGACCGCTTGCCTCCGGGCGTCAGCGCAAGGCTGATACCCTCGGCACCGGACCAGCCAAGGAAGCGGCCGATGCGCCAGTGGTCCTCCCGACAGGGGAGGTCCATCTTGTAGTGGCACCCGCCGTGCGACACACCGTAGGCCGTGGCCGTGATGCGCCCCCGACCGGCGAGGATGCTCAAAGCCCGCCCTAGGATGCGTCCGGCCGTATCGCAGCGCACCGTGCCGCGCCGGCCTTCGCGATCGACCTTGGCTCTCACGTCCTTCATGCTGCCGGAGCAGTCCACAAAGTATGAGATGTGCGGCTTGCCGCCACGACCCTCGACCGCGCCGATGAACGGGCGGTTCCAGGCCCCGCGCAGCAGGCCGCGCACGTTGAGGCGCTTGGTCACGGAAGAGCGGGGAGCGATGTAGTCCTCGCCGCCGCGGAATGCACCGTCGAGCATCGAGGCAAGCTGCATGGACAGGCCGTGCTCGTCGCTCGCCGTGACGACAGCGCCGCCGCCGGATGCTCCGCCGTAAGCATGGGTCGGATGGCCGGAAGGTTCCGTGCTTGGATCGGACGGCGAACCTTCACGGTCGGACGGTGCCGCGCCATCGCCTTTGGGATCCTTGGCTTTGACACTGGACGGTGCCTTGCCTGTGGCCTCGGCAATCGAAGCGGCAAGGTCGCCAGTGCCATCGCCGCCCTCGCCCTCAATGGTGTCGTCGCCCGTAGCGGGGAAGTCCTTGAGCCACTCGATAAGAATCGGAATCAAGTCCTCACTGGAGCGGCATCGGGTGATGCGGCAATAGTAGTCAAAGACCTTTCTCCAGAACGGAAGCCCGTGGTAGATGTGCAGCGTCCTAGGAACCCTGCGGCGGATGCCTTCGGTCTTGAGCGCGTAGAGCAACGCCGTAGCGCTGGTCTTCATCGGCTCGGGGTGTTTGATCCATCGTGTCCAGCGGAAGAGCTTACCCCTGCGCTGAGAATAGATCCACTGGCGCTCGATACGCACGTCCTCGAAGAGGTTGTGCAAACGCCAAGGGATCTTGTGCTCGCCGAGTTTCTTGGCGAGACCCTCCAAGTCCTTGGTTGTGTAAAGCGAGTGCGCCGCCTCGTGCTCGTAGAGCGAGCGGTAGAAGTCGGGCACCTGCACACGCTTGCCCTCGGCCGGACCGCCCTTGGTGATGGTGCGGTAGGCCGCTTGGGAGAGCATGATCTCGTGCTTCTTGGTTGTGTGGTCGTAGCGCCAACAACCTGTCTTGCACGGGTGTCCACTGCGGAGCCAGCCGAGGTTGTAAGCCTCGGACAAGACACCGCCGGTGCGGAAGCCGAGGTGATGATCCTCGACTGTCCGCCTGAGATGCAGGGTGCAAATCATAACACCCTCCAGACACGGGTTCCGGCGCAACCGTTGGAGTCAACGGTGCGGGTGATGAACTTACGCTTGAGCCTACGACCAGCCGAAGTTGCACAAGTGGATAAGACGACTCGGCGAATGTCGCTGGCGGGGACGAAGAAGCTCTCCCCCAGCGCCAACTCGCGCCATGGATATTTAGGTGCTCTCCCCTTGCCTTTGTGGTTGTTGGGGATGGGCATGTTCGTTTCTATCTGATAACTCATAGTTTTCCTTTCGTTGTGGGTTACTTGCGCGGGAAAGCCGTATCGAGAGCGTTACGGACCCGCTTGATTTGTTCTGGCTCGGGCTGACCGTCGATGGTCGTGGCAACCCAGACGTGCAAGCCGAGCACTTCCAACATGCGGCGCACATCGGACTCGTCGTGCGCGTATTGCATCGCTTCGGAGAGAATGCGCGTGGTGGGCAGCAGGTCGATGAAGCCGTCCTGCTTGAGCACCTTGGCCGTGCGCCAGAAAGCCAGCGAACGATCGACCACGTCCGGCTGGAAATCTCTGGCCTTGGCGATGGAAGACAGGACCGCACGGATCTTGGCTTCGGTGTTCTCGACGTGGACCGAGATGAAGCGGTCACGCTCGGCGGGACAGCCGAGATCAACGTCATACTGCGCCCCGACGTTGGTCGTGGCGACGATGGCGAGGTTGCGGCACGGGGCCTCGATGACCTCGGACTTGTGGACTCCGGTCTCCGGATCCTCGACAGCGCGGCCGGTGCGGAGGCGGTAAACCTCTTCACCGGAGGGCAGCACGGCCTTGGACGTGCAAGTCAGCAGCACTTGGCGGGTGCCACGGCGGGCGCGGTAGAACTCGTCGATGACGAGCAGCACCGTCTTGCCTGCGGCGGCGGCACGGTAAGCCTCGGAGAGCGGACCATCGATCCACGGCACCCTAGGATCAGGGTTGCCGAGCAGGTCGCAGGTGTCGGTCTGTTCGTAGACGCCGACCTCGACGTAGTAGTCGAAGTTGGCATCGTAGCGCCACTGACGGGCGGAGTAGGTCTTGCCTGCACCCGCATCGCCCTTGACCAAGATCGGCTTGATCGCTGCGGCGGGTTGAGCGAACTCCTCCAAGACTGCGTAGATCGGATCCGACGAAGTCGAAGCCGAGACGCCGACGAGCGGGGCCAGCTTGCGGGCCACAGCGGTGCCGCCGGAGGCGAGAGCGGCGTTGATCTTGTCGGCCAGTGCCGCCATGCCGCTGGCGTAGTCGGTCTGGATGCGCTCGATGCGGGTCTGCACCGGAGCGAGAGCCGACTTGAGGGTGGCACCGTCCACAAGTCCCTTGGCTACGGGGCTGGCGGTGCGGGTTTCTTCGATCAAGTCGCGTAGGGTCGAGATGTCCTCGGCCAGCGGCTTGGTCATGTCATCCACGGCGGCGATGGCCGCACGGGTAATGGTTTCTTCCAAGGCGGCGAACGGTGCGACCGTGGTGGCCGCGCCGAACGCCTGTGCCTTGGCTTCATCGACGTTGATCTCGCCCTTGAGGAAGGCTTTGAGGGTTTCCACTCGCGCCTTGGCGATCCACATCCCCTTATGTCCGGCGGCGCGGACGGCGGAGAGTGCTTCGTTGTAGTTGAGAGTGTCGATGGGTTTGCTGAATGTTGGTTTACTCATGGTGGTTGATTTCTTTCTTGGTTGTGGAGTTATTATTCTCCGGAAATTTCTGCGTCTTCAAATTGGTCAACGTAACTTTGGCCTAACTCCCAGTTCGAAATGAACTGGAGGCCGCAGCTATTCTCGAATGTCTCTTTGAGTTTCGAGATGGGGAGGATGTCATACCCGCTGTCGAGACATTCGTCTCGGTCGCTTTCACGTTCGAGCAGGTAGATCTTGTGACATCCATCGTAGGCGAATTCCTTCGCGAAGGTGCGTTTGCCGTTGATGGTCATACTAGTAGTCCTCGTCGATGGGTTCATCGGACCAGTAGTCCGCGTCTTCGAGGACGTCCTTCCGGTATTTGCGGAGCTTCTCCTCGCGGCAATCGTCGCAGACGAAGGTGAGGAAGATGCCACGCGCATCGTATTCGGCTTCACGCGGCAGGTTGCTGCCGCATCCGCACAGGTTGTAGTGTTCAGTCATGGTGGTATCCCTTTCTAGGATGTGGGGTTGGGGGTTTATTATTAAGCCCTAGGGGCGGCAAGGAAATAATTCCGAAGGCCGCACAGAGGGCGGGGTATCAGGCACTTACGTCTTTCGACTAGTCCCCGATGGGAAGTTCCAGTTGTGGGTCTTGGGCTTTGACGCGAGCCAGTTGGACTTGGTGCGCGTGACGCAGGGCCGCGGACACGAATTCCAAGATCGCTTCGATGTTGTAGTCATGGTGCGCGTTGAAGTGCGCCGCCGCTTCGAGGATGTGTGGATCAGGCTTCATGGGCTTGCCTCCAACAGATCGTCGAGTCCGGCTATAGTGAACTCAGCCATCGATCCTCCGTGCCCGCACGATTCACAAGTGGCGAATGATGACTTGTCGTAGTCAATGTCCGAATGGTCGTCTTCTCCGTTGTCCGTCATGGTGAAGAACGAAGTGGCGGAAATACGAAAACGATCACGATACCCGCACTTAGGGCAGGCTATGTCCCGTAGACAGTTGTCGTTGTATTCGGGGCTGGGGTATTTCTTGAGGAATTGTTCTGCTGTCATGGTGTTATCTCCTTGTTATTTTGTTGTTGCAGACTTGCACCAACATTTCTTGCGTGATGTGCATCCCGCAGGGTGCGGTGTAGTCGATGGGTTGGTCGGGGAAGTCGGGACTGGTCACTCGTTCGCCGTCGAACAGGACGCGCACCTCCTCCCCTGCAATGTTGAGCGTGATCGGAATCATTAGTTCCTCCCGCTCATCTTGGTCCACGTTGCCAAGTCGAACTCGGCAAACGTCATGGCGGGGAACATCTCACGCACCTTTCGCTTCGCCCGTGCCTCGATGCTCATGTAGAGCGGCGATAGCTTGGGCGGTGTGGCGTGCGGGATGCCGCGCAAACGCGCAACCTTCCGCAGCCAGCGCAGGATGTGAACGTCGAGCACGACATATTCCTGATGCGGTCTGCTGTGCAACAGAAACATCCGCGCCGTCTTGTGGCCGATGCCGTGGATCGTGAGCAGATCGTGCAGCGAGCAGCCGCGCAGATCCAAGTCGAGCACGGCATCAGTTGCGGGGATCGTGCGATCTTCGTAGGGGCCGAGGCCGATGTGCCGCATGATGTCGCCGATACGGTTGCGGTGCTTCCGCAATTCGGTGAACGGACTCGGGTTGCCGAGGTAGGTCAGTAGATCGTTGACCTTCGACGCTGCGAGATCCGATTTCTTCCCCGCCACGGCGATGCAGAAGAGTATGAACTCTTCGAGTTGCTCTTCGGTGCGGGAGAAGTTGGTGATTTCAGTAGGGATAATCATACTTTTATCTCCTTGGTTACGTGGAGCAGCGCAGGATACTTCCCCGCTTTCTCCAGCTTGGTTGTCAGGTGTGTGCCTTGGCAGTGCGGGCAGCGGTAGACGCCGTAGCGTTTGCCGTGCTTACGCGCAATGCGTTCGGCCTTCATGGCGTAGTGCCTCCCCAAGTTGGTCTTGTTGAGGCAACCACGCCGGAAACTAGGTTTCTTTTTCGACAGAGCGTCGAGGCTCTGACGGATGCCGAGCATCATGTCGAGTATGCTCATCGGTTTGGTGAGTTCCAATGGTCCTCCAAGTGCGTGATGTAAGAGCGGGGAGCAACAACGCCGCCCGAATCAACAATAGGCACCGGACTCCACTCGAAACTGTAGACACGCACCGCATCGCAGACGGGTTTGTCGCCGCATCCTGCGTTCCATTTATATGCGGGCAGAATATCCGGTTCGTAGTCCCTGCCGAGATGGCGCAAAAGCCACGGCGAGGACGGTATGAGGTAGTCGCCGGAATCGGCATCGACCTCGGGGCAAATGTTGCCACGGTCACGCCCGAACGGCGTGTTGAGTTGGATGTGGAGATCGTTGGCATCCTCTTGCCATGCGTAGCGCACGGGTAAATTGAGATGACAACAATCGGGACGGTCCTCGTAGCCGGTGCTGCGGCACAGGAGCGCCAGATAGAGCATCCTAGGACGACCGTCACGGACTTTCGGATTAGTGGAGCGATTAGATTTGTTCATAATTCATACTGTAAACGGGTTGGGGTTGAGGTTTGGACTTGCCGAGCGGGACAAGACGGGGTGCCGTGGAGAACACGACTCGGTAGTCTTGCGGGTTGGGCATGGCGACAAGCTGGGCTACGGCAGCGGACTCATCACTGAACACGCGGGTCGTGGCGGTGCCGGTGTCGTCGGCCTCGGCGTAGTCCTCCCAGCCGAACAAGGTGCGTGTCTGCAACTTGAACTGAGTGAACTCCGGTTCGCGGGGCTTGCTCTTGACGGTGCCGGAGTTGAACGCACTGAGCGGTGAAGCTCCGTCGAACTCTGTGTTTGTGTAGACGACATGGCTGGCGGCGCGGTCGGTTGCGACCTCGTCGCACTGGATCAGGCAACGGTGGTAACTGGTGCCGTTGTTATTCGTGGCGCTGCCAGCAACTCCGCGAACGAAGTTCTGGACATCGGTGAGAACCAACTCGGTGATGTCGTCCGAGTTTTCAAGATCGGCGACCGGAATGTGCAGGTAAGTCCTGATGATACGATAATGTTGTGGCATGGTTGTTTTTCTTTCCTAGGGTTGCGTTGTTCGGACGCGAACAAGCGGGTCAGGCATCAGCCGTGAGGCCCGCTGTCGTGTAGATGCTGCGCCGCACAAGGTATTTGTGCAGGTGGGGATACAGCTTGATGTTGTCGAGGACGTAGCGCAGGAACGGCTGCGGCGTCTCGATGTCGCCGATGGCGTGGTTGGCCGGAGCACAGAACCCGATGAGTGCCGCGCAGAACTCCAAGTTCTTGCGGAACGAGTCGGGGTTGAGCGTCCCGCGGAAGATGCGGAGCTCGGCAGTGCGGCGGGTCAGGTTGAGTGCAACGTGGCGTTCGTTGCCGTATTCTTTCTTGGCATCGCTGATCTTCTTGCCGCCCTCGCGTTTGCACCAGTCGTTCATTTGCTCGAAGGTGCGTCCGGCGATGGTCTTGACCAGCGCGGCGTTGTTGTGGTGATTGACCCAGACCAGCATCTTGCCCAGTTGCAACTGGGAGAGTGCGGCACGGGTCATGTGGACGTGCATACCGCAGTTACCGTTGGTCCAGCTTGTCATACGCTTGGAAGCGTCCTCGATGAAGCCGGTCCACTTGCGTTGGTGAACGTCGAGGGTGTCGGGTCGGGTCACCATCTCGAAGCCGCGCTCGCTGTCGAGCGAAGCGTCATGCTTGAGGATGATGTAATCGTGGGTGAAGTGCTGGTAGATCTTGTCGATCTCCGGCTGGATGTTGAATCCGCGTTTCACCTCGACCTCCAACTCGATGCCGAAGAACAGCGGACCTTTGCCCTCGGGCATCTTGGATGCGATGGACTTGTCGCTGTAGGGGAAGATGATGTTGTTGCCACGACCGGGCTGATACCCGTCATCGTCATCATCTTCCGGCTCCGAGCAGTGCGTGCAGTAGCCGTCACCGTCGAGATCCTCGGACCAATACTGGTCACCGCAACTCTCGCAGGAGCTCGCGTTCTCGTTGAGGTATTCGTGCGAATACCAGACACCGTGGAAGCGTTCACCGTCTCCGGAGAGATAGAACTCGTCGGTGCCGGTGCACCAGTGAGCATCTTCTTCCAGAGCGTAATCACCATCGTGCAGGCAGACGATTTCGTGGTGATCGCGAACAGCCCAGTCGCCGTCATGCAACTCGCGAAGGTTCTCGTCGTTGAGGTAGGCGAAGGTGCCGTCGAACAATTCGACAACCTCGGCGGAGGTTGCCGTGATGAGTTCACCCGAATAGAGGGTGAAGGTGGATTGACTAACCGTGTTAGGCATATGTTTTTGTGTGGGTTGTGCGTTGTTCGTTTCCGAACAAGGCGGGTGGTTGTGGTGTTACGGAGTTATTACTTACTGCTCTCCGTTGAACTCGAAGTTGAGACCGAACATTTCGGTCTCTTTCTTCTCATCGATCTCCTCGTAGTGCTCCATGAGGAGTTCGTGCATCTCGGACGGGTCGTCGGCGAAGCCGCGTTCGATGTCGGCCTCGAGGTAGCCGAAGCGAAGCAACTCGTCGGCGATCCATTCCATATCGACCGGAACGTCCGGACCCCAAGCGCCGAGCGGCAGAACCTCGGGGTCGTAATCGGGGAACGATTCGGTTTCCGATGACGCCCTAGGATTGCGGTCGTCGCGCTCCGGTGTGCCGCGTCCGCCGTAAGACGAACTGCGGTATCCGCCCCAGTAATCGTCGTCGTATTTGTAAGACGAGTAACCGGAATAGCGGATTACCTTGGTCTTGTATGCCGAGTTGGAATACCAGTGACCATCGTCCTCCCAGACGCCGGCATTGTCGTTCCAGATGGCGAAGTCGCCGTCGGAGCGAAGGAAGGCAAACTTGCTGCCGTCGATGGCGAGGCTCCCCAGATAGGAGATCGCATCGTGACGGTAGAACTCGGTGTCGAGTTCATACAGCGGCTTGAGAACCTTCTCGACGAAGTGCCAAGTGTCCGACTTGTCCTCGTTGTCCTTGGTGCATATCGGCAGGATGCCGTTATGGATCGTGGCGAGGTTGTCGGCGACGAGGAACGGGTGGCAGTTGTCCGCATCGCGCTTGCCGTGGGTGGCATAGCGGAAGTGGATGAGTGCGTCAGCGTCAGCGTAGGGCTGGAACGCTTCCCAGAACTCGTCGAACTTGAAGAACCCCTTGGAGACGACCAAGCAACCGTTGGCGACAGCGGCGAAACCGGCACCGTGTTCATTGGAATTGAAACCGTTGCGGTATGCCTCCTCGTCGGGCTTGGTGGCGGCGGGTTTGTATATTGCTAAACACATAGGCGTGTTATTCCTTTCTTTGACTGTGCGAACGGGTGGATTGATCCGTTGACCGATGTTCGCGGGCGGACAACGGAACCTTGTTCGGATGTGAACAAGAATCCGCACCCTCGAAGGGAAGGTGCGGTGCTTGCACACTTACGGGGTTATTACTTAGTCAACTCGATGAGCAGCCAGACGAGCAGGAAGGCGAGGAGGGCGAGCTTGAACAGGACCTCATCGACGATGTCGCGGTGTTTCATATTAGTCGGCGGTGTAGAACCCGATGGTGTGGCCGTCAGTCGGCGTGTAGGTGGGCAACGCAGCGGCAACCGCATACAACTTGCGAAGTTTGCGGCGGCGCTTGATCGCCCTAGGACGCCAGATGACGTCGTCGGACTTGGCCTGCGGTTCGGGGGCAAGCCAGCGTGTTTTGTTCTTCATGGTGTTCCTTTCTTGTTCGGATGCGAACAACTAGGGGTTGGTGATGAAGTTCATGGGGATCGCCGAAGCGAACGGATTACCCATGAACACCGGAGCGGCCTCGTAGGTGACCTTCAAGCCGAACTCCTGCTCCCGCTTGAGAGCTTTGAGTTCGCCTGCCTTGTCACGGTAGTGGTCCGCGATTTGATGAGGCTCGATGTAAGCCTCGTTGATGAAGTGCATCGACTTGATGCACGTTTGTTTCTTCATGCGTTTTGGCATGTTGGTCCTTTCTGTGCTGTGCCGCAGAGGGCGGCGGAAAGTGGACTTGTTCGGATACGAACAAGCGACGACGCGGAACGGATGGGACGTTTCCGCGCCGGATGCTGATTCGTCCTAGGACGAACAATGGATCTCGGTGAGCAATTCACCGCACAACTCTTCCAAGTCGTCGGCGAGTTCAGTCTGCCAAGCGAGTTGGCGATAGACGTTGCTCGATGAGCAGGAGTAATCCTCGTAATAGGCAGGAGGTTTCATGCTGCACTTTTCATGGTTCATGCTGCGCGGAACACGCAACATGCTTGTCGGTTCAATGGACAAGGTTCAGTGCAGGACCGAAGCCCTGCACTGATGCGCTGTCCACTTGTTCGGATGCGAACAACGGACCCTCGTGGCTTACTTCTTATTGATGTTGTAAGCGCGGTTGAGGATGGATGCGACTTTGTCGCGGGTTTTGTATTGGCGGCGCAACTTGCTGACTAACTCCTGCGCGGCGAGCGTGACCGCTTCGCTTTCCTGTTTGCGTTTCGCTGTCTTGCTGCGTTCCTGATTGCGCGGCTGGATGAACCCATAGGGCTTGAGGATCTCCCATGCGCGGACGCGGCTGATCTTATGCTCGTTGGTGAGCACGGCACGCAGCGCCTTGCCAGCGGCTAGACGCTCGTCCTTGTCCATGCCATCGGCGAACGCGGCGACGATGGCGCGAGCGGCATCGAGTGCGTTAGCGTAAGCGGTTTCGAGTTTGAACGCCTGTGCGATGGCAGAGGCGACTGCTTTGACTGTCGGTTTTTTCATGTGTTTTTATTTTGCTTGTTCGGATGCGAACAGTCGCATCAGACCGATGCTGCTTTCCTGTCCGCTTCAACCGATAAGTGGCAGAGAGTGGCATTTTACTCTGTTATTTTTCTGCTAGGTTATGTTCGGATGCGAACACTGGAAAAAGACTGGAAGAGTATGAAGGCTCTCTATGTAGCCGGAGCAACTTATGCGGAACTTGCTGAAGCTTATGGAGTTAAAGAGGGAACAATCAGAGTTAGATCCTCCCGCCAAGGATGGACCAAGTTAAGACCTGTAGTAACTGATGATGCAGCCCTAGGGAAAATATGGGACATCAGAAGGGAAAAGGTGAAGGAGGGAGAGTTCAAGATTGCAGAGAGAATCATGGACCATGCAGCGCAAATGCCTCCAGATCAGTTAGTTGCGAAAGCAGACAAGGTGAAGATTGGAGTTGACCTAGGACGCAGATCTGTAGGATTGGACAGAGATGAGGATAAGAATATGGTGAACATAGCACTTTTAGGTGCAATCCCATCGGCGACAGAGACTTACAACGTAGAAAGCCGCCAGATGAGTTGGTCAGAATTGGGTCGAAATACTCTGGACAACAGTGTAGAGCACACGGATTCACAATCCGTAGACCACCACCCAACCCACCACGGTCCCCTCTGATGCCGCCGCGCCGCGCGATGAAACTATCATTTGATGGGAAATAAATTTTTTGCCCGTTTTTAGAATTATTAACTTTTAGGGGAGGGGAGAGCCGGGTCGGACGGAACTCCCCAGGGCAGGGCTACAGGAGCGAACAGAGATACTTCAGAAAACGCCGCCACCGGAAAGAAGTCACGACAGCCTTCCGGTCACCTCGCTCGAAATATCCAACGCCGCCGTAAGGTCCGTAGACCAAGCCGAGATCGCTGGAGCGATACATACACATTCACCTCCTTTCATCGGCGCGTAATAAAGCACGTCCCGAGCCAAGTGCTATAATAACTGCGGAGCCGGCAGCGCGGCGACATGGTGGTAAGCTGCCTGCCGGTGTCCACCACTATGAAAGCCACACTCGAATTCGATCTACCGGAAGAGAACCACGAGCACCAGGACGCCCTCCGGGGCTCCGAATGGAAGTCGGCGCTGACCGAGGTCGCGGACTACCTCCGGAACCAGATCAAGCACGCTGACAATTCCGCGGAGGAATACCGGACGTTCGAACGAGTCCAAGAGCGGCTTTTCGGGATCCTCGATGACCGCCGGCTCAATCTCTACGCATGACTTTCTGGCCTTTGCTGATAACGACAATACTTTATCTCATCACCGCGGTCGGCTGGTGGCGCGAGGGTAATGTAGGACTTGCGATTGCCTTCGCAGGTTACGCCGCCGCGAACGTCGGATTCCTGTATATAGCAGCCATCGGACAGCCCTAAAGGCCCGATTTCAAGGGAAATCCCTACCAAGTTCCCAGAAGTTCCCTAGGAAGTTCCCACAGTTAAGTCGTTGATTTACTCTATACTTACGTCAAAAGGGAACTTGGGAACTTCCCCCTATCTTTTATAGAAAGAAAAATATTATAGGAGGGGACGCCCGTCCCCCCGCGAGCGCGGCCACGTATACTCCCCGCGGGGAGGGCTCTTCCCCCGAACCCGAGTTCCCAAGTTCCCGTTTGGCCGTAAGCCCTTATCGGTCATCGAGTTAAGTGCGGGAACTTCCTATGGGATTTGGTGGGAACTGGAACTTCCCTGTTCCCTTTACAGGGAAACACGCTTCATGCGACCGGGTGCAAACACGACCGACGCATAGGAAATGCGCCGTAGTTCAAGCGTCGTTTGAGTTAATACCTACTTCGATACTCCTAGACCCACCGGACCACGGTTCCCGCTTCATGGAACATGGCACATGCAGCCTCGAAGGAGGCACCCCAACGTGTCGGAGCCGTCGACACGTTATGCGAACATGTCGAAGAACCGGCGATCCTTGGACAGATCACCTCGGAGATTCCGGCCTGAATGATGGCGGCGGCGCATTGGGCGCAGGGTTGGATCGGGTAGACCACGATCGAGTAGCCAATGAGGGGTTCCTTGGCCGCGAGGATCGCGTTAAGCTCTGCGTGGACCGTGTAGCGTAGTTTGGTGTCGCGGTCACCCAGACGCTCTGCGTCGTCCTCCACGCCCCTGGGGAGGCCGTTAAAGCCCACGGAGGCCACTGTGCGGTCGGGCCGGATAATAACCGCGCCGACTTGGAGGCTGGGGTCTTTCGACCAAGTCGCGATGTGCGCGGCCAGTTCGACAAACCGCTCGATCCACTTGGCGTCCATCAATAGGGGTTGTTATCCACCTCGACCGTCTCCGGCTTCGGCCGGGTCAGGCGGTATTTGTTCAGCTTGGCCGCGCCACATCGTTTCGCGATGATCTCGATGTTCGGGTCTTGGCGGGAGACAAGCTGGCTGAGACGGGTCGAGAGAGTCCTCACCGGCCAATCTCGGATGATGGCGGTGTTGTCGAAGGTGTCGTTGAGAGATTGGAGAAACTCGACCACGGTGCCTTCCCAGACGTTGATCTTGGCGTCGACCCGCTTCCACCATGCGTTAATAAGGTCGCGCAGTTCGGCGTGTTTGCCGCCGGCATCGATCTTGTCCCGCACCTCTTGGGCAATGAGTCCACGGACCACGTAGCGGTTGGCCGCGTCGATGTATTTCGGTGGGACTTCCCACTCCTTGATCCAAGCCAGTAGGGCCGGCAGTTCGGTCTCGACATCGCGGAGCTCCTCGACGACGGGGCCGTCCTCGTAGGTCTTGAGAGCCAAGGCGATGATCTTGTCCTCATTCGACATATCGAGGGCGGGGACCGCTTTGATCGAAACCGGATCGTCGTTGGCTGCGATGACGACACGGCCGCGCCATTCCACCATGATCGGGGTGAGATACTTCTCGTGGTATTTGTGCTTCCCGTGGGCGACCAGCTTCTTCACGTAGCTCGCGTAGCGTTGCAGCGCGGACTCGGATTCGGCGGCACGCGAGTCATCGATGATGGCCAGCGGGCTTTGGAAGAGGTCGGCATTGAACCCGTTACCCTCACCGGAAACCACGGACGAGAGGTCCGCGTAGCCGCCCATTGCCGGAGCAAGGAGGCGTTCGATGAGGAAGGTCTTATAGCAGTGGACCGGACCGACCAGGATCATGGCTTGCCCCATGTCGAGCTTGCCGCGTTCCGCGGACTCGTAGAAGCGTTTGAACCAGAAAAGGAAAGTGTCCTTGTAGTCGGGGTGGGTGAAGACGTTGTCGAGGATGGCTGCGTAGCGCGGGAACCCTTCACCCCAAGCCCCGGCGGTGTCGGCCGCTTTGACCAGTTTGATGTTCTTGGCGGTGTTCAGGTATTTCTTCCCGCCTTCGAACCAGAGTTCGTTCTTGTTGTAGAGCGACGGGCCGGCACCATCGACGCGGCGGTGCTCGCGAATGAAGGCTTTGGCTTTGTCCATCGGCGACATGGCGGCACCCTTCGGGGCGCGGTCGCTGAATCCGCGGCATTTGAGTTCGGAACTGAGCATCGCGACCATTTCGTAGCGCCAGATCCCGTCATCGGCCTTCATAAAGAAGGTTTTGCCGTCGTAGTAGATGTCGTCAAACTGGCCACTCTTCTCCGCTTTGGTGGACGGCTTGCTGCTATCTGGCGAATCCTGACAGTTATCGGCAAGGGGGGTGGCAGATTGTCCCTCCCCCTCTCCAGCCTCCGGGTTGAAGTAGATGAGGGTCTGGGCCTTTCCGGTGTCTTTGCGGATGCACCCAGGAACGCGGGTCAGTCGCACGGCCGACATGGCGGCGGGGTCCGCGCCGAGTGGGACGAGGAGGTCGGCGATCTCCGAGGCTTTGTCGAGGTAGTCGGCGCGGTCCTTGGCGTTGATCCGAACGAGAGCGTGAGCCGACTTCGATCCGGAGGTCGTGACCGAGACGATGGGTAGGGTGATCTTGGAGAGGACGCGGAGCCAGAGTTCCAGTTCGACCGAGTCGGATTCTATTAAAATATAGTCGTAAGCGACTAGATTTTCCTCCGCCCGGCGGGACTTCTTCCCGAGCCGTTCGATCGGCTTTAGCTGGCCGTCGACCGGATTGACCATGATCCACGCACCCTCGGTGTTGTTGGCGATTATTCGATCTACTTCCAGATCCGGAACCTTGTCGTGCCACACCAACTTCCCTTGGCTTTCTTGGATTGTGAAGATGATGTTGTGCTTCCCGCCGTAAAGGCGGCGGAGGAACTCGGAGGTCGAGATATCGGCCGGTGGGATTGGGGAGGTAGCTTTGAAATCCTCGACCGAGAGCGGGCCTTCCGCAGTCAAGGAGAGTAGAAACTTTTCATCCTTCTCCCGTTTCAGCGAAACCTTCGGCCGCGGCTCGATGAGACCTTCAGCTTCCGCCCGCACCTTGCGGATGGTGTTGGCGATCTCCATCGGCTGCGGGTCGCGCTGGAGGTGGTGCGTGATCCATTGCTCGATGAAGGTGTCATCGTAGGCGTTAGCAACCAGCGCGTGAACCGCGCCGAACATCCAGGTGTGGCATCCTTGGCCGGAGGTGGGGCAGGGGTTGAGTCCGAGTTCTTCAGGTGTGGGTGACATATCAGGTGGTGGAGTTATTATTTACGGTAATGTTTGGAGACGATGGCTTCGGCTCCCAGCGGGAGATCCGGAGCCCAAATTGGTGGGGTCGACATGATTTCTTCGATCACTTGGCGGTGATCTTCGGCGTCATACTCATCGACAAGGACGACGACTTCGTCGTGGATACGCATGAGGATTTCATAACCGGCGTCTTCTAGGGCGCAGCAGCGGTCCATGAAGACATCGCGGGCAAGCGCCTGCGTGGCATTTTCTGCGAGCAGACCGCCGTAGAGTTTCACGTCCATGAGCTTCCCGAGCCGCGGGAGCTTGGCGACAATGCTCCCGGTGACGCGGCGAACATCGCGGTAGACGAGTTCTCGTCCGGAGGGTAGGGGGATGGTCAGTTCTCTGTCGTTCGGGTCGGTGGCGATGCGGAGCGCACGATCGAGCTTGGCCCAGAGTGCGGTGATCTTCGGGGACGACTCGCGGTAGGACTGCACAATTTGTTGCGATTCCTGTGAGGTAATGTCGAGTCCCGCCAGCATCTTGGCGACGAGTTGGAACTTGGCCGCACCGCAACCGTAGCCGAGTCCTAGGACGCGGGCCTTGGCCAGAAAGCGCATCTTCGGGTCCACGTCCTTGAGCGGACGAGGATCGTTGTAGCCCATCGTCGCTCTGGCGTGCGCCTCGTAGATGTCGATACCGGAGGCGATCAGTTTGAGGAGATCCTTGTCGCCCGCGAGGTAGGGGAGGCAGCGTGCTTCGATCTGCGCGAGGTCGCAGATGATGAGCGTATTGCCCTTCGGTGCCTCGATGAGGTTGCGGATGTCGACGCCGGCCACTTCGCCCTTGGGGATATTCTGGGCATTCCAGCCGCCGCCTCCGCTATCCCGTCCGGTCGTGGCACCGAAGTATTTGAGTTCGTAGCCCATCCGGCCGTCCGGCCGCGTCCGGGCGATCATCGCCTGCACCGTCTTGAGATGTTTATTGGCCTTGCGGTAGTCGCGCACGGCGCGGACCCACGGGAATTGGTCGGCGAACTCGGCTTCCCATGCCGCGCCCTCGGGATCTTTCTCCGCGAAAGACTTCGGTGAGCGGATGCCCTCCTTCTCGCACTGGTCGCGGATTGCTTGCAGGGAGAGGGGAGGATACTCGCCGCCGATCCACGGCAGGAGAGCTTCGGTCCGGCGCTTCTCCTCGATGAGCTTGGCTTCCGCGGCCTTGAGCTTCTCCATATTGACTGGCACTCCGCGCATTCCCATCTCGCGGGTCATGCGGGAAATCCGCCACTCATGGTCGGGCATCTTGTGTGCGTGCTCCTTCCAGAGCAGGAAGGTGGCCTTGGCGTCGTAGAGTGCGTAGCGGGCGACTTCTTTTTTGAAGTCGGGCGTCATGTAGGGTGACTTAGGCACTCGGCTTGGGAATCGGAATAGGTTGAGCCAAGAGGTAAGGCCGCAGATGCGACTTCCGGCTACCGGGCTTGCGGCGGTAACCGACCAAGGCGAAGTCCTCGCCGGACTTGGCGAAGATCGGGAGCAGCCGGCCTTTATCGATGAGCTTTTTGATTTTAGGATTCATGTCTGACAAAGGTCTGGTCACTCAGCCACATCGCTTGGAGGTGCTCGTGTGACATGTCCTCTTTCCAGAGGAACGCCGCCTTGCGGTTGGTTTTCGGATCGTGTTCGAAGGTGACATAGCCATCGTTCTCATGGCCGAAATCCTCCGGTGTCTGCCATCCGCTGATCGCGGTGAATACTTTCAAGAGTCCTTTGTCCATATCATCCCTTTCATGTTCGTTCGGGTGGATTTACTCATCTTGATTCCGAGGAGCTCGGAGGCCGCTTCCTTGAGCGACCTGGGGTATCCCAGGTAGGCCGCGAGGTCGGCCGTATCGAAGACGAAGCGCGGTTTGACCGGAGGCACGGTGCCGGACTCGACGAGCGCCTCGAAGAGCGTCAGGTCAAACGCAGCGTTGTGCATGATCCAGTTCAGCCCGTCGCATTCGTCCCACGGTGCATCGAAGGGCGAGCCGACGTAGGCACCCCCGTCGTCAAAATACATCGAAACGAGGTAGATGTCGGTGGCGCGGGCATAGTGCCACGCCCCCATCGTGGTGACTGAGGTGTCGGTGTCGTAGTAGCTCTCGAAGTCGATCGCTACGGAAGAGCACTGGGAGACCGCTTTTTTCGCGCAAAACCCGCCCCCCAGCGGAGTTTTTTGTGTTTTATTTGTGCGGTCTCCCAGTGAAGTCATTGTCATAGTTCGTAGGATTCGGTGACTGGTGGCAGGCACTCCTTGAGAAGTTCGATCTTGGTGAGGAGCTCGCCGATGTAGAGGAAGAGGTCATCGACAAGTTCCTCCTGGGCTCCGATTTCGTCGATCAGTTGTCCGAGTGTCGTGAAAGAATCACGCGGGCCGAAATTGATGCGACCGATGAAAAAGTCGTTATTCGTCGTCATGTAAGTTGTCAGGATCGCAGCGGCATTCTTCTCCGAAGCGGTCACATTCAGCGCACCAGTCCTCGTAGGGATCGTTGCGGCGGCTCCAGTAGCGGGCATCTTCTGCCATGAGCGACTGCCCCTCGTCGTAGTCCTGATCCGGATCAGAGGGCATTGCGGTCCTCCTCGTCACGAATTGCGTCGGCTCCTTGGCGAACCGCCCAAGCGAAGATCGCTCCGTAGGTTGCTAGTCCTCCAAGGAGAACGCCGACGGCGATGCCGATGAGAAACCATCCGGCGTTCATTTCGTCCTCCAAAATCTGAGGCGATCGACGCCCTCTCCGTCGGTAACGAGCCTGGTCGCGAACTTCTTACCGGAGCGACGGCCGGCACTTGAAGCGATCGAACGGAGACCGTTGAAGTCTTCGCAGGTTGATGCGGGGTAGACGAACGAGTCGCCGACATTCAACTTCGTTAGCAACCACGACAGCGGGTGCTGGTAGCGGGATTGTTCACCGGGTTGTTTGTCGGCGAGTGGAACGTCCTCGTCGATGACGACTTGGTAAGTTCTCATCCTTTGTAGTCCCTTCCGCTGAGTCCGATGAATGCCCCGAACCCAAGGAGGCCGAGCCAGCAAATGAGTAATCCGAGAAACGGGTTCATACTTCTTTGCTCCTGACTTGTGCTTCGAACTCACGTCGGCGCTGTTCGAGAAGCTCTTGGTGCCAGCGGTCCAGTTCCGCGTCCCATGTTTCCAGTTCCCGCTCCATCTTCCGGCGCTCGATGACATTCATCGTGGCCGCGGTCAGCAAAACACCTGCGATGAGGATGGTGAGCGTCCCGAAAAACTCGTTCACTTCCACTCCCCCCGATGGCAGAGGAGTCCGATGACTCCGTAGTTCGTGATGTCTAGCCAAGTGTCGGAGACTTTCTCGTGCTCCGGCGACTGGCCGTTCCAGACGAGCGTCTTGAGACGTTCGACCTTGTCGTTCATTCGAACAACGATGCCGCGCTCCCCGAAGGCGGAGATGTTTCCGCTTCCGTAGTCGCGTTGTTTGGTGTCGAGGAGAACAGCAGCCTCGCAAAAGTAAGCGAACGCAGCGCGTCCCATTGGGGTGGTGATGCCGAGTGCGTCAGCGGTTTTGCTGACGAGCCATTGGTTGTCTGAGTTTTCGTTAGTGGTTTCGGGATTCATAAAAATTATTTGGATGAAGTCCCCGGAGTGGGGAGGAAAGGCCGGCACTCGCCGGGCGGGCAATGAGACCCGCTAAGACCCACTCCGGGGAAATTCATCAGGCTTGTTTCTGCCAGACCTCCACGGCGGAAGTTGTTCCGCTGAAGGCCACGATTTTGTTGGCGCGGCGAGCATCAGCTACCACGCGGTCCATCATTGCTTCCTCAGACCTGCGGTATGGACCCGCGAGCGAGGTGTAACCGGAATCAGCAAGATCCTTTGCCGTCCGGAGGCGGAGGTTGTCGTAGCCCATTAAATGAGGCTTTTGATTTCCGCTTGGATATCAGCCGGAACTTCGCCAGCCGTCTTGAGTGAAGGCACCCACCAGGAGCCTTTGTCTCCGGTCTTAGTCTTCGCCCCGAGCAGATAGAACCCGCCCATCAGGCCGGTCTTGTTCAGATGCCCGACGCGGTAATCCGAGTAGAGGATCTGAGCCGTCTCCGCGTAAGCGGTGGACGACGCCGTGTAGAGCACACGGGCGTATTCCTTGTCACCGAGGAGGTAGAAAAATTCGGAGGAAGCGTCCTCGCTGAGTTTCTCCGGCTTCTCGATCAGGAACTCGATGTGCCCGACCTTAGCGAAGATGTTCTCTCCGCGGCCGTAGGCGACACGACCACCGTTGAGGCGAACTTGTTCGGCCGTCGCGAACACGCGAGGACGGACGTTCGGGTCGTAGGGAAGGGACTCTTGGTATTCGACCTTCAGACGAACGGCGATGACCTTGAGCGATCCCGCTTCGCCCTTCACGACATCGGTCAGTTGATGCTCTTTCTTGAGCACCCACGCTCCGGGCGTGAAGAGGTTGGAGAGATCCCCGACTTTGTTGACGAGGTTTAGGCGCGGGAGCTTGATGTCGTCGCTGCCGAACTCGCCAAAGATTCCTTTTTCCGGTGCTTCGCCAATGATGGCGACCTGTGATTCGGGGCGAACAGCGATAGCGTTGCTCTCCTCGACGATGGTGGCCTCGACGGCCTCTTCAAACGATACTTTTCCCATATTATCTGTTGTAGTTATGATTTCTGTTTTTTGAGGTATTGATAGGTTCCCTCAGACCTGGCCGCATCGGCGTCTACCAATGCGTCCCGAAGGTTGTCTTTGGCCCGTTTCATCTCTCCGCGAGGTGCGGTTCGGGCGATGGCTTTCTCCAGTTCGCCGATCGAAAGCTCGGCGCAGGCGGCAAATGCTTCCGGACTGATCCGGTCGCGGACCACGTCCCACGCTTTTTGTGCGTCGGTAATTTTGAAAGGCAACGCACGCTCGGCCAACTCAAACCCTGGAATCTCGATGCCCTCGTCGCGCCGCATTTCGAGGGCGCGTTTGTCGACCTTCTCCGCCCATGATTTCATAATCGGCGCGGCCTTCTTAGCCAATGCCATCATGTTCGGATCGGTGATGTTGGCCGGATCGTATTTGGCCGGTAGGGCGAGTTCGTCGGCCTTGTAGTTGCCGGCGATCGTCAGTGCGAGTGACGACAACTTCGGGCAACTCGCCTGTTTCGCGCACCAAGCGCAATGCGATCCGGTTAAATAGGTAGAGGGGTCATCCCTGCGAGCAGCCGCTATGATTGCAGTGATTTGCGCTGACAAGCGGTCATAGTCTTTTTCCCGAGAATATGTCTCGCGGTCGATGACCCCTCTAAAAGGTAATAGGACATGCACAGTTATCTCACTGACTTCATGGTGAGCATCCCAAAGCCCTACGCAATAGGCCCAAAACTGTGGTGAATCGGCGACGTATTCGCCGAAGGCAAATTTGTAATCAATCAACTCGGCTTTGTCGCCGTGTAGGATGATGTGGTCGACGTGACCGAACTGGTCCTGCATGTGATATTTTTGCTCCCGAAGCTCCTTGTGCGGGCCGACTTGTTTGCGGAGCGATGCTAGGTATTTGAGGCACTGGTCGGCCGCTTCCCGCAGCTTCGGGTCATCCGGCGGGATGACATCGAGATTCTCCTTCTCCACCGCGAGGTGGCCGAGGGTTCCTCGGTTGGCCGCGCTCTTGTCGCGGGTCTGGTCGTTCCGGAAACCGGGGCATTTTGCCTTCTCTTTGAGGCTCGAAGGGGAGTGCTCGCTGTGCTCTTTTTCTTCAAGTTGTGGGGTTATTCCACCGGGCATGGAGGTAGAGACATCACCCCATTTACTTTCGTTCAAATTATTTTCTCCGCGGTTTAAGATCGCCACATTTTCACGTTTTTCCGCGGTGAGTGTCAGTGCAGCTTGCTCAACGGTGCCTCCCGCGTAGAGGCGAATGGCGAGAGCACGAGACTTCGCACCAACGCGACATATCCGTCCGACGGCTTGTTCTTCGACGGTGCCGGAGAACTGGGGGCAAAGAAGAGCAACTCGCGGATAACTTCCGTCGAGGTCATGGAGGTCGATGGATTGTCCTCCTGCTGCGATTTGAACAACGACGGCCCGTAACTCGTTTCGTTGGAAGCGGTCTTGGATGGCTCGTCGTTTGTCAGCCGAGACGCGACCGTCGATGACTTCAGCCTCGGGGAATTGTTTGTGTGCTTGATCGATGCTTTCATGGAAATTCAGGAAGAGGACGACCGAGCCGCCGGATTCGACGATCTCCTTGGCGCGTTCAACGATGTAGGGAACTTTGACCAGTTCGATCGCCTGACGCTGCCGCAGGTTTTTGACTCCACCAGGATCGTCTGGGTCGGCCATCTCGTCATAGAGTTCCTTGATCGTTGCTTTGTCTTTCGGACTCAGCCACAGCGGATCGTCTTCGGTCATCAGTTCCGGA